GAACGGCCATGATCCATGCCTATGACATGGCGGTCCGTGGGTATGTTGCGCATGACGACCTTGAGGGACGCAGCCATCTGGACCGCGTTCGCCTGTTGGATCGTAGCCACCTGATGGGGGCATTTGGCGCCAACATGGCGATCGTCGATGACTCTGCCACGGCGGCAGAAGCGTATGATGCGCTAATGGCTGACTCGGCGAACAGAGCTAACCTGACGCGAGAGGAATTCGACCATACTGGTGTAGCGGCTGTGCGCGCCAATGGCCGGATCTATTTGGTCCAGCTGTTCTCCCGTGTTGAGGGAAAGCTGCAGGCCCCGGTGCCGACCCAGATGAACGGCAAGACTGACCTCAAGGCCGTCTTCGCGGAATCCCGCGCGGAGCCGCTTGGCTGGTCGGTTGTCTCTACGTCCGGCAATGTGCTCGCTCAGGGCATCGGCAATAGCGTGCCGGCCAGCGAGCTGAAGGGCCAGTCCGGTTATTTGACCATCGACATGGCACTCGGCAGGGACCGCTACACCCTCAAAGGCCCCGCAGTCTCACTGTTCTAGGCTGCGCACCCTGTCCAGATACAAAGAAAGCCTGCCCCTTCGGGGGCCGGCTTTTCCTTTGGAGCGGGTGAAGGGAATCGAACCCTCGTCGTCAGCTTGGGAAGGTGATGACATTTCAATGAAATCAATGCGCCGTTGGAAAAAACCCGACCGGAAAACCTCAATAGTTACGTGACGGCCGGGCTTGCTGGAAAAAACTATTCAGCCTGTTTTTGCCTCCATTTCGGCCAGAAGGTCGGCATTGACGTAGATCCCGCGCATGCGCGCACCCTGCCCAGGTGCCCAGCCCATGTAGCGCTCGGCCTGTTCGTCGGAACATCCGTTCAGGAAGTGAAGCGTGGCGCGCGTTCCCCGGACGTCATGCAGGTGCAGATCCTTGGCCAGCCCGTGCTTCCTCAATTTCGGCATGATGCCGTTGTTCATCGAGTTGGCGCTCTTGAACGGCCCGCCCTTTTCAGTGGTCAGAACCGTGGTCGCATTGCGCGGGCACTCCTTCAGCAGTTCCCTGAGTTCAGGCGTCAGCGGGATGCGTGCATATAGCGGCTTCTTTGACGGGTCTTTCTTCACGCTCTTGTTCGTGCGCCGCTTGATATAGCCTTTGTCCCACAGGACTTCATTCCAGCGCAGCTGGGCGGCATCAGCGGGGCGCAGGCCGGTCAGCCACAGGAGGCGCAGGGCGCGCTCACAGGAAGGCGTCAGCACCGCCCTGGCGGCAATATATGTTTCCTCCGGCCATGTGATCTCAGCGCGGGCACCGATCTCGGAAAGACGGGAAATGCCCGCCGCCGGATTGGTTTGCATGTCTTCCCGGTCTTTCCCGAAGTTGAACAGGCCGACGAGCGTGGTCAGGGCCTTGTCTGCCTTGTTCGGTGTCGCCGCCATGGATTTGTGCCATTTCTTGATCCGTGCCTTCGCGCCCGTCTTTTGGATTGCTGCCAGGCTGGTGGTTCCGAAGACACGCTGGATCTCGTTCAGGTGCGACAGATAGAGTTTCTGTGTGCTGTCCGCCATCGTCGGCAGGTGTTCGCGCTTGTAATCAGCGATCAGGGCGGCGATGAAGCCCGGCGCCGGCCGCGAACTGGTGAACAGGGAAAGCCTGCCAGCGATCCGGCCGGCTGTTTGCGGATCCTCGAGTCGTTTCAGCGCCTCCGCTTTTGTGGCGCAGCCCTCGATCTTGCCGACCCGTGGCGCACCCTTGCCCTTGTAGGCGTATAGGTAAAGCGTGCTGGTGGCGGGAGACCAGACCTTATGCATCCCCGGGAAATCCAATCGCCGCGTCGATGTCCGCGAAGTCTGCTTCCTCGTCATTGTCGTTCTCCCCACCCGCAGGCGAGTCAGAACGAACGATGCCAGCCAATTCGTCAAGTCTCTGGCGGATCGCTGGAATGTAGAACACCATCCCGCGCCCGCTGCCTGATACCGGCTGCACACCGAAATCGCGCGGGTCTTTGCCGGCGAGCATGGTCTTGGCCTGATCGAGGCTGACGAGAAGGACGGGCAGGGCGGTCATACCAAATGCGCCCCCTCGATCGCGTCCAGCGCCGCGGCATTCAAAGCGCGGTCAAAGCGGTCGCTCAGTTCCCGGGTGGGGTTCCCCGCGCACAGCGCCGCATGCCATGACCGCGTGACAGCGCGCAGGCGCCGCCGGTAGCGCTTGCTGACCAGCGGCCAGTGCTTGCTGCAGAACCACCAGTAATAGCGGTTCCGCGCCTTGCCGGGGCAGAAGGGGAGCGCGCAGGGGGTCATTTCAGCCAGCCGCGCTCGCGTATATAGGTCGCCGGGTCTGCGCCATGATCAATACTGGCACCCAATTCATTCCGGGCCAAAGGCAGAAGCTTCTCCATTGTATCAGAGCCATCATCATCAGCCGTGATGGCCGATGGCCAAAGCTTCACGACTCCCGCCTCGTTCTGCAAGCGAAGGTGCTCCTGCTCATCCTTATCAATGTAGACCAGCCACTTCCGGCCACTCCGGCCAATGACGGTTCCCATCACTCCATCAACATCTGAGAGTTCATATCCGCCATCATATTCGCCAGCACATTTGAGGTAGACAGATACACGCTGTCCTGGCTTGAAGAGATTGCGATAGTCAGGGCACCGAATGCGGACGGCCGAAACTGGGGCGCCGCGCATCTGTTTCTGAACGGCCTCTTTTCGAGCGCATGGGTTCATGGGGCATTGGGTGCAGGGAGTGTAGCTAGCCATTCGCCTTCTCCCGTTTCAGCTGATGCTCCCCACAATGATCATCCCAAGCGCCTTCCTCGGGCGCGAATACGTCCGGCACGTCATAGGAGTCGCCGCGCAGGAAAGGCTGTAGGCAGACGCCATAACCACTTCGTGCGCTGTGACGGCGGAAATGCTGGCAGTTGAAGCAGCCGGCGGCGCTGGTGTTCTGGTTCTCAGTCATAGAACTCTCCGCTGTCATCATAATCCGAGTGCTGCCGCTCGATTCCGCAATAGTCACAGGTGTGGCCTTCGCTTCGGTGGTAGGTGAAAGCATGGCCGGTCTCGCCATCATGGTGCTCGGCACCGCCTTGGCAGCACTCCCAGCAAATGGTTTGTTCGGGGTGCTTCGGATCCCAGACGTAAACCTGATCATCAGATTTGCAGACTCGGCAGGGTGGGCATTTGTCATTCATTTCACCTGCCTCGCTTTCCACTCCGTCGCATGCTTCGGGCAGAGGTCCTTGTCCGGGGCCGGAACATGTGTGCACTTCGCGCAGAGCGGCGCGTCACAGGTTCCGGATTTCTTGTTCGGCATTTTCCAGTCGCAGAGCAGGGTCGCCCGCCTGCCACATTTGCAGCGCTGGGTCGGACCGCAGGCGATGGCGTACCCGCCGCCAGGAAGGGGGATGTGGTGGCACGTCACGCCTCCGGCCTCCCGTCATGCTGGACGCCATCGAGAAGGCGGCCTGCGCGGGCCTTGCCGACGCGCTGCATCTCAGCATACCGAGCCGGGTCGAAGCCCCGATAAGTGGGATCGTCTGCCACTTGATCCCGCGTCTGATCGCAGGTGCGGTATCCAGATTGCGGCCTCCACTCCCCCCATTGCTTGAACAGAAACGGCGTTCCAGCGGTGGCGCACTGATCGCGCAGGGAGTGGAACCAGTCGGGATGCGAGGGCCTGGCATTCGGGCCGGACTCGCCGCCTGCGATGACCCAATCGATGCCTCCGCCTGACCCATCTCCGCGCTCGAATTTGTTGATACCGGGGCCGTCGTGCCACTTGTTTCCATTCAGGACATTCAGGAAGTAATGGCCGGTGCAAATATTCGATAGATCAACCGGCCCCAGCAACGGCTCACAGGACAGGAACCGCCTCACGGCCGGCACAGCGAGCAGCGCCGGGATGTTCCGGTCAGCGGCCTCTTGATGCTCAACCGTGGTGCCGAGCCAGACGTTCGGCCAGCCGTCGCCCCATGCCGGCCCGCCGCGCGGATAGTGCTGGCCGGGATTGGGCAGCATGCGCGCGATGTTCTGAGGGCGCTTTGTCAGCAGCAACCAGGTCAGGTGCGGTGTGGCATCAATCAACTCCCAAAGTTCCCGGCGCCATTCGGTCGGAACCTGATTATCGAACACATCGGCCAGCGATGCGCAGAACACGAAATGCGGCTTGCCTGACTTCTCAGCCTCCCGGTTCCATTTCCGGGGCTTGCGCCAGTTCGCATCGGACAAGCGGCGCCGGGGATGGTTTCCCCATTCCACGGTTCTAAACCGCTTGGCCCGGTCGGCCGCATAGCAATTGTCGCAGGCGTCACTGATTTTCGTGCAGCCTTCCCACGGGTTGAAGGTGGAGTCTGCCCACTCGATTTTCGTTTCGTCAGCCATTATTCGTCTCCTTTGCACCGATCAGGTGTGCATCCTGCGGCCACTTCCCGATTACGGTGACGCCTTCCGACACGAACTCGTGAAACCGACCTTTGGTGTCGGTCAGCTCGTAATATGTTCCTGGGTTGAGCCTTCCAGTCCGGCGCACCACGCGGACAAACACCAAACGCTTGAGTGGATTTCGATCACTCGCGTGAGGGTTCTCGACGATATCACCGAAACGGGGATGCTTGCGCTCAGCCATCGGCCATCTCCTTCAGGGTATCGACATTCGCGTGGATCACCTCGAACTGGAGCGCCACCACCATTGGATTGTCCGCCCACGTTTCGCCGGGCTTGGTGTGCAGGGTGTCCCAAAGGTCCATGAACCAGTCGCGCGCTGCGTCCTGGTGAACCTGTGGATCGTCGGAAATCTCAGGCCGACGCGGATGACCTTCTGCGATGGCATCCGCCGCACTGATCCGTTGGACCGGATCAAAGAACACGCGATTGACGCGCAGGGTCAGGCGGGACGCGGCGCGGGGAAAGAACATGGCCGGCCGCATGAATGGCCCGCCCTTGGCATCGCTTCGGCGCCCCCAGGCAGGCTTCAAACCCTCAGCCGGTAGCTTGAACCATGTCCGGGTTCGTGTTGCCGCGAAATCCAGGCACGTATTCACGAACCGGCCCTCAGTGGTTGTGTAGAACTGGTTTTCCTGAATCGTGAACGCCTCCCGCACATAGAGCAGGTCTCCCACCTCGACCTTCGACAATGGGCAAGGCGTGATGCGCCGGGTCTGCGACTTGCGGCCATCGAGCAGGGCGCGAACCATCGGGCCACTGAAGATTATGGGTCTAATGGTCATGAGACTGGGCCTTTCAGGGTGTCCTTTAGGGCTGCAAGTCGGCAAACGTCCCAGATCATCATAGCGAAATTGGCAACGTCCGCCGCCTCTCCACCAATTTCGGAAGCCGCCTTCTCGTGTTCATCTTCAGTTGCCAACCGAAGGACAAATTGTGCTTGCGGAGTAGCGCCGGTTTCGCCTGGTCTGATCGGCCAATACGTGGCGCAAAACGCTTTCCGGAAAGCGTTTTGCAACTCCACTAATTCCTGCTGGCACCGAAGTGATAAAGCTTCAGGATCATCGCCCTTCCAGCCGGCCTTGTGGTCGTTTTCGCGTAACTTGGATTCCATAATCTTGGCAAATTCCAGAACCTCGGGCCTCAGCTCCCCCGCCTCTGCCTGTAGGGCGCGGATGGTGGACAGGAGGAACTTGGCCTCATCACCCGTTAGGGGTGAAACATAGTGAGAATCCTTGCCGCACTTGTTGCATGATTTTTCCCGGTAATCGTTCTCTCCGACGAAGGTTACGACCATCTGCCCGTCGCAGGGTTCTGCGCTCACCCGCGCCTCGATCTCTTCCACCCTATCCGTCATGGCTTTGCTCCTTGAGGGCTTTCAGGTACGCGCCTACAGCTGTCCGGACATCGTCTTCCCATTCAGACAATCCCTTGTCGCCGTATTGTGATCTGAGTTCCTCAAAACCGTCTTCAGGGTCACCGACTCTTAGCCCGTATTGCGTCCGGTAAGTCTGGGTTTCACGCTGACCAAGAGCGACAATCGCAGCCCTCACAGCAGTGTCATTCAGTGGTCCCACCAAAGCCTCCCGCTCTGCCTTTATGGCGGGGAAGGCGATAGTGACCTCGCGCGAATATCTCTGGTAGGCGGCGGTCGCCTCTGACGATGGCCCGGTATCGCAAGCCTGTTGCCATGCTGCCTTCAGATCGCTCAGCCTCTCCCAGTCTACTTTATCAACGCTCATTGGTCGGGTCCTTTCCCCATACTGCCTGCATGAGTTTACGATGCGCCTTGGCGCGCTTTTCGTAGAGTTCCTTCGTGATGTATCCTTCCGTGCCGAACTCGCCGCCACAAACGGGGCACGGGACGTCATGTTGACCACAGAGGCACATATCCCCGCCGCATCGGCAGATAACTTCACCACCCCCGTCGCAACGGTCACAGACCACCATGTTTTCGTCAAAGTACGGATCATCATCGACGCAAATCATCCCGCTTCATCCTTCGTGTTAAGGGTTACGCCGCGCTGTTACGAGCGCCCCAGGTAATGGCGAACCGTGTACGCCGTATCCTCATCCCATGCGGGTGATCCGTCCGGGGCCGGCCCCTGGCTGTCCATCCACTGCAGGTAAGAGCGAGGAACATCTGCCCACGGGGTGCCATTGTGCTTCCCGAACGCGCAGACGCGCAGCAGGCGCGGCCGGGACGAAACCTCAAGCATGCGCTCTATGGTCCAGCCGCGGCTTCTCAGGTCATCGAGAATGCCGAGCGTGGTGTAGCAATCGTAGAGCGCGCGGTGTGCGTGGCCTGTCCCTTCCGGCGGACGGGGTGTGCCCAGCCAATAGGACAGCGCCTGATTGCCGTAGGATGGCGCATCGTGGAATTCCTCATAGGCGCACTTCATCGTGCATATCCATTTGTCGCCAAGCTGGCCGACGAATTGGCGGTCAAAGGCGGCATTGTGCGCGACGTAGATATCCGCGCCCCGGAACAGGTGTAGGGCATCCTCGAAGGACGGCGCGCCCCTCACGTCCGCATCGGTAATGTGGTGGATGGCGGATGCTGTTGCCGGGATCAGAACACCCGGATGAACCAGTGTCTGGATAGGCGCCCCCACTTGATAGCGGGTCATGCCCGGATGCTGTTCAAGTGGGATGCCTGCGATTTCGACCACTTTGGCGTCGGCCTCAACGCCGGTGGTCTCTGTGTCGATGACTGTCAGTTTTGTCATGAAGTTTTCTTTCGTGGCCAGGGGAAAACGTTTGCGGGAATCCGGTCTACATCGAGACTCTTGTTCGACAGGAAGACGATATCGACGGGCTTGTTCAGCCACTGATCTTTCACGCCTTCGTCTTTCAGGGCGGCTTCAACGCCTCTAGAGGACGAGCGCAGTTTCCAGGCTTCGTAATAGTCAGTCCCATACCAAGGCTGGAGAATATCTCCCCACCGATCGATGCAATACGCGATGACGATGGAGAGTTCTTGATCTGTCAGGATATGGGTTCGTCCGTAATATCCTCTGCCCTCGGTCGCATCGAATGAATGCGCTACCGTGTAGACCTTCAGACCCTCTAGACGCTTCTTGTCCTCGATGGTTTTCTTCTCATGGGCGATGCAGTCAGCTTCGTCAGTGAAGCGCTCACCATCATCAGCAATGAAGATATTCTGCTTCTCCATTCGCACGATCATACCCCCTCATCCGCAGCCGGAGAGTTCATCGCGTCACTGATGATCTGCTCTGCTTTGTCGGAGATCGAGCCAGCGCGCTCCATCAGCTTGTCGAACTTGCCGCCGATGTTCAGATCACCGCGCTCTGCCTTGGTGAGCGATTTGTACCAGATCGCCCATGACTGAGCGTAAGCCTCGGCGCCTTCAGCGGTGGGGATCACACTGGTCGGCGGCTCCTTCACCTCGGGCGACGTGGCCGCATCCAGCGCATCCTCGACAGCCTTTGCCGCGCTGGTCTGGCCTTCCGGGGCGGGTGCCTTCAGCTTCGCGCCGTTGGCATCAGTGGCCGGTTCATCGCCCAGCAGGTCGCCTTGGGGCGCTGCTGACTCTGGTTCAGGCTCTCGTTCCAGTTCCTCCCGCATGGCCTCGACGACTTCGGCCTCGGTCGCAGCTGGCTTCGCTTCCTCGAACTCCGCATCCTGCGGTTCAGGATCAGCCGGGGCCGGCTCCTTCGCCTTCGCTGCTTCAGCTTCCGCGCGTTCCTGGCTGGACCGCTCGATGGAGGCGGACAGCTTGGCGGCGGGATCTTCGGATTTCTGCGGGGTGACGTTAATGTAGTGGTTCGAGGTGTCGAACTCTTCCACATCGTACACGCCCATCAGAACGTCAGGAGTGTGCCGCCGCGCCCATGCCCGGCTGCCGTAATAGGCCAATTGCTGGTCAGGGTCGCTTGCCCAAAGAGGGCTGTTCTTCACCTTGATCTCGCCAACTGGCGGGGTGGTGATCTCGCAGTCTTCACTGTCACCTTTGACGCGCCCAGTGACCGTTACCTTCCGTGTTGATCCCTGTCCCTCGTATTTGTAGCGCAACCGGCCTTCAACAGCGCGGCTGGCAAAGATCATCGAAGTGACCGCCTGCGCCTCATAGGCAATCTTGCGATTACCGCCTTTGTCAGTGACAACATAGGTTTTCTGGCTGAGTGCGAACGGGTCCATGCCGAACCGCCCAGCCTGCATGATCACCGCCATGCAATCTCCGGGGTTGCCGCGAATGGAGTGGCCCACCATCAATTCGCCCTTGGCCATGTACTTGGCCATTTCCTTCAGATCCTGAAAGGTGCGGGGCGCGGCCATGAAGCCGCCGCCGCTGGTGGCGAGGTGAGTTTCAGACGTGGTGTCAACCAGCTCTGTAGATGTGGATTGGTCTGTCATGGGGACTCCTAGAATTTCAGTGAAACGTGGGGGACGTTGCCGGCGAGGATCGCGGTAACGATGTCACCGGCGGCGGCCGGGCTGCACATGCCAGCCTTGGCGATGGCTTCAGCGGCCTCAGCCTGAACACGCTCGCGGTGTTCGGCATCGGCTTTGCGCTTTTCCTCGGCGGCTTTCTCAGCGGCTTCGGCATCGCGCCGGGCTTGCAGCTGGCGCTCGGCATCAGCAGCGCGGTCACGTTCAGCTTGCAGAGCGGCTGCAGCCTCGGCGTCTTTCTGGCGCTGACGTTCTTCGGCTTCCTCGCGGGCTTTCTGCTCGGCCTTGCGCGCCGCCTCAGCCTCGGCGGCTTTGATGCGTTCGGCCTCGGCGGCTTTCCGGCGCTCCTCAGCTTCAGCGGCTTCACGTTTGGCCTGTTTCGCCGCTTCCTCGGCAAGGCGCTGTTCCTCGGCTTCCCGGAGACGCGCCAACTCGCGCGCGTCTTCCTCGGCCTGGCGGGCAGCCTCCAAATCACTCCGGGCGTCTTCCATGCGCTGATTCAACGCGGCTTGCGCTCCAGCCAGCTTTTCGCGGAACACATCCGGGTTCAAATCGAGTGCGCGCAGTTCAGCCAGATCGCTCTCGATAGCTGCAACAGAGTAACCCGGAAGTTGTGCAAGGCGGTCATAAAATTGGTCGACCTCTACTTGGCGGGCCTTTTCAGCATCCTCCCATTCAGTAACCGGACGGCGCGCAGCGGCCACCAGTTCTGCAAGGGTCTCCTTCACCTGGTTGCGCACCTCATTGACCTTTTTGACGGCCGTGCGGTGCTCCTCGGTGCGGGCGAGGCCAGCCTTGTCGATGGACGCCTTCAGTTTTGTGATGCCATTCGCGCGCGAAATAACCTCATTGCGGCCCACATTGGTTTCGAGGTTCACATCAGCGGCATCGATGTCTTCCTGAAGTTCGGAGACCAGTTGCTTCAGCATATCCGGCTCATCGAAGATGGCGGCTGGGTTCTCGCGCAGGATTTCGCCCACAGCGGCTGAATTGTGACCTATGGTGGCCTCGGCGGGGGCTGGGGGGGCTTGAACGTCTGTCATGATGGTTCCTTTCGGTGGGGGCGGTGATCAGGCGGGGGTGAGTTCGGGCGCGCGCTTGGCCATTTCGGCCAGCGTCGGAACCTTCGGGAGAATTTCGTCATGGTCGCGCAGGCGCTTGAGCGCATAGGGGGGCAGGCCAACCGTGACCGGACCCTCGCTGTAGGATGGCCAGTCATTGGCTTCGAGGCAGCGCGCGAGGCGGTCCAGAGCGAAGCGGTTTTGACGCGCGCCCCAATGGATGGATTCATCCGTGACCGCCGCAACGGTGACGGGATACGGGCGCTTCTTCTCCTGAAACACGAAGGAGAAGCTTTCCATTTCGTGGCCCAGCACCTTGGCCATGCCTTCAGCCATCAGCGCCATCTGGCCGTGATAGCCATACTTCCAGATGCTGCGCTCGATTTCGTCCTTGTCGCCGCTGGTGGTGGTCTTGTAATCGGCCAGGATGTTGTCATTCGGGATCATGTCCGGGCGGCTCTTGATCCAGATGCCGGTCGCCTCGTCTTTCCAGATCAGTGACGCCTCTACGATGCCGCCTGCGAGTGCCAGGTCCATAAGCGGTTCCTGTTCCAGCCGCGCGGCCATGCCCTTGATGTCTTCGACGTCCTTTTCCTTGAACACGGTAAAGCCGTCAGCTTCCTGTGCGGCCTTCCACTCTCTGGCTTCCTTCGTGCGGAAATCATCATAGGGCGAAATCACGATGTCGGACGGCCAGCGCTTTTCCACGCACAGCACGTGAGCCATGCGGCCAAAGCGATATTCGTTGCTTTCCGGCTCTGGCTCGCTGTTCGGGTTTAGGGGGGAGGAGTCCCAAAGCTTCTCCGGGCACAGCTCAACTTTACGCAGGCCGGTGTTGCTGATGGATGGCCCATCGAACAGGTCCGCATCATGATGATAACGCTGGATCGGGATGAAATAGATGCCCGGCTTGGTGACCTTCTCACCGTCCTTGATCGTGATCGGGGTCATGATGTTTCTCCATTATTTGGCGCGGCGGTCGGCATCACCTCCCTGAAGTCTGGATCGACCTGGTTGGCTTGGGCGGCCTCAGTGATGCGCTCAAGAATGCGCTTCGCCGCGCTGTGGGAGTTGGTGAGAAAGTCGGTGTTCCACTCGATGGCCTTGGCGATCTGAACCAGCGCATATTCCAGGCGGGACTGATTGACCTCAGCGCCAGCCCCTTCAAATGTCAGTTCCTCTATTGCCGCCGTTACCGCGCCCATAGCTGGCATCAGCCCGCGCTGCGCTTCGATCAGTTGCAGAACCAGTCCCTGATCGGACTTCCAGTCGATACTCATGATGCTTTCTCCTGTTGCTTCAGCCACTCGGCACGGCCCCCGGCGAAGTCGAAGCCGGTTTCCTTGCCATTGAGGGCGCGTGTCAGATCGTCGGCCATGCGGTTGCGCGCACGGGCCTTTTCCTGTTCGCCGCGCACAAGGCAGGCGATGCCTTCCAGGCGCAGCATGCTGACCGCTCTGCTGGCCTCGTATTCAAGGCGCTCGCGGTCGCGGGTGGAACGGGGGCGGATCATCAGAACGGCACCTCGTCATCGTCTAGCTCTCGGGCACCTGCGTTCGCGGCTCTTTTGGCCTCCGCCTCCAGTCGACGTTGGCGCTGTTCCAATGCCGCTTTACGCGCAGCCTGCTCGTCATCGCACTTGTAGAGACAGGTGTTCTCATCCTTCAGCGCGTCATAGGTTTCCCAGGCTTGCGCGGCATCTTCGAGGAAGATATCGAGCGTCTGCTTGCCTTCACGGGGGAATGAGTGCTGGAATTCAATTTCCAGTGAGTTTCCATTGCCCGGCCAGAACTGGACCAAGCGCATATACTTTGCGTGCATCGAAAGCGAAAGCATCAGCCGAACCTCCGCAGGGAGACGGCCCGGCGCTGCATGCGGCGAAGTTTCGTCATCGCATGCGCCCGCGCGGCGGGGTTGGCGAACTTCGCGGCAACGATGGTCTGCGATGCCTCGCGAATCAGGTTGCGTTCGCGTTCGTCGCCCTTGCTGGCGAGTTGATCCGTGAACGAAAGCGCAGTGATGTTCGTGTTCGGGTTAGCCATTGTCGGGAGTCTCCATGATAGTGGCGAGGATGGATTCCTCGGTCAGGGTTTCGGGAAGGGGTTCGCCCATAGCGCGGTCACAGATCGCGCGGGCCTCGGCGGCGCCGGGCAGGCCATCCAGAATGTGGTCGATGGCGTGACCGGCGACGGCGCGGAGTTGTTCGCGCGCACGGGCGGTGTTGGCCTCTTCGATGCGCGCGCGGCGCTCGGCGGTGAAGTCGATGGTGAAGCCGCTCATGCTGACACCTCGCCTGTGCGGCTGAAGCGCAGCATTTCAGGATATGTGGCGCCCTCAATCGGGAGATCGCCGATGCGTTCCAGAACGCGGCCCTTGAACAGCGTCACATAGCCGTCCACGAGCGACAGCGGGCTGGCTGGGGCATTGTAATTGTGCGACGGGCGCGTGCGGGTGACGATGCGAACGCACCAGTCCTTGCGCGGGCCAAGGCGCTGCAGAAACACGTCACCGACTTCCGCCCGGTTGCGCATGCGTCGCTCCGGCAGGCGGTAATCGCTCAGATGCTCGACCCATGCGCCGACCTGATCTTCGTGGTTCTGGAGAAATTCAGAGCGCTCGGTGGACACGCCAAGCCGCTGGAGGAATGCGGCCAGAAACTCAGCGCTGCCGATATAGTTCCGGCCAACCAGTGCCAGTGCAGTGGCCTCGGCGGTCGGTGCTGATGGGGTGTCGTATGGCATCGCTTGTTTCCTCTTCGATGGGAGGAACTTAAGCCAGACTAAAATTTAAGGCAAGCTAAAAATTTAAGCTCAGGCAAAAAACTTGACTCTGCCCTATCCACGCTCTTTAGATGGGCATCTTGCCAAGCCGGACCGGCTGGGCTTCAGTGCGCGTTCAGTCTCGGGAGGAATATGGACATGAAATTACGGTTGGCTTTGGCGGCGATGATAGCCTTGGCGGGGTGCCAGACGGCGACGGTTCATAACTCAACGCGCGTCAGCACTGACGTTCAGGTGCATGAATTCAATAGCGTGGCATCCCAATTCATGGAGCGGCCCACGTTCGCCTATGTATCTCAGGATGAGCAGACCTTGATCCTGGAAATCGACATCTATGGCCGCCGGGTGACCGACTACGGCACTTTCGAGACATCAGCGGTCTCATTCCAGCGAGACGGCGTTCCGGAATACCTGGCCGCAATCGACAAATTTCAGGAGTGGGAGGCTGTTGCGACAGCCGATGGGGACATGTTTACCAAAGAGATCACGAAGGTGAAGGGCGCGCAATCCAGCCTCAAATTCGCCTTCCACTCAGGGAACGAGACAAATCACTACCTGATGTTGTCTACATGTGCCGCGGGAATTTGCATTGATGAGTGGGCCATGTACCTGCCAGCGAATGAAGTCGCTGACCTGAAACAATTGCTCGTCGATTTCGGGGCAGGGACACTCGCGCCGGATCAATCCATCGACCAGAAATACAACTAGCTACCGACCGCGGCTTTCAGCATGGCCAGGATCGTCGGGCGATTCTGGTCATTGATTCTTCCGAGAAGGTCGATGACCTCACCATCCATGTCAGGATTGTTGCCGATCAGCATGGAAACAGAGACATCCAACGCTTCAGAAAAGGCGTAGAGTTGTTCGAGGCTGGGCGATTGTACGCCCCGCTCGATATTGCTTACCGTCACATGAGACATAAGAGGTTCACCTGGCTCGCTTTCCATGCGTTCAGCCAGTTGGCCCTGTGTCAGGCCGCGCTTCTTGCGCCACTCTTTGATGTAATGCTTTTGCATCGTGCTTAAATTTACCTCAACACGTTGCATCTGTATTCTGACCCTACCTTAAATTTTCGCTTGCCTTAAATTTTAGCCTGACTTAAACCGTGTTCTATGGAACACCCGCTCAGGACATGGCTCAAAGCCCAAGGCAAAAGCGTGATGGCCTTCTGCGAAGGTCAGCCTTTCTCCTATCCGACCGTTTATAAACTCCTCAAAGGCGAGGGCACATTTCAGTCAGATACGCTGATTGATGTTGCCCGTGCCACGAATGATGAAGTGCCTGTCAGCGTATTGATAGAGGCGCTGCGGGATCGTCGAACTGAGACGATTACTGCGGAGCCTGCCCAATGACGCCGGCGGACCGCCTCCTGTGTTCCTGCGCGGGATGCCGCGCCACCAAAACGGCCTCACCTCCCGTCCCCTTGGGTGATGATGCCGGAGCAGGGCGGGTCAGACCCTCCCCCCCCGAGGCCCGTCCTGCTCATCCTCTCCAACTGATCCGCAAGTTCCAGCTTGCGTTTCGCATTCTCAATCAGAAACGAGGCAGCCACCGCCAAGTGCTCGGCCTCGTCTCTCAGTTCTGTAGGTCTGCTGTTCATACTGCCTCCCTGCCTCAACGGTTATGGAGGCAGTGACACATGCATTTCGAGGGCACAAATCCCCAAAAATTGCCGCTGGGGCGGCGCATTCAGGTCTACCTGAAAACCAAGTTCGGCAGGGACGCGGCAAAGCACGCGGCGGCCCTGGCGAATGTAGACGTCCGCACCGCGCGCGGATGGCTTGAAGAGGGCAGGGAGCCGAAAGGCGACGCCCTGCTGGCAATCATAACAGACATGGGCCGCGACGGCCTTCTGGCGATCTTTTCGCCCGAAGTTGAAAGCCATGAAGCGCGCCTCCGGAGGAAGATCGATGAGCACGGGCAAGAGATTGCGCGCCTTAAAGCGTGCCTTGGAACGGGCGGGCCTGCGCCTGCAAATCAAAACGCTCGTGTTCCGTGTGCTGTTCCGGAAATGGCGCGCGCAAATGGATCTGATCATCGGTGATGAGATGATCCGCTACGGGCGGGAAACCGGCCATGCGGGGATCGTCTTTGCCGGTCACGCCACCTGCGACCGCGCAATGATGATCCTGAATGAAATCGAGACCGGCGAACGGCAGGCGCCGCGTCCCGCCAGCTATTGGCACGATCGATAGCCCCCACACCCTGCCAAGGAAAGGACCACCCGCATGGCGAAAGATGCAAAAGACAAGAGCAGTGATGCGCCGACCATTTTCACTCCCGCCACCAAGTCGGATTTGCGGACCGCTCTCGACAATTACGAGGCGATCAACACCGAAAAGAGTGACAAGGCCGACGCTCAGAAAACCCTTCTGGAGCGGTTCAATGAACAGCATTCATTGCCGCCCTGGATTTTCAAGATCGTCCGCAAGTTCGACAAGCTCGAACAGGATGACAGCGCAGAGTCCGCCCGTTCCAAACGCGCCCTGACTCACGCGCTGGAACAGCTCGGCATCGGCCGTCAGACCGATATCGAGGACTTCACCAGCAGCGGCCCGGCCAATGATCCGGACGGCGATGGCGGCGGCGCACCCGCTGTCAGCGATGAAGAATGGAATGATGCTGATCCGAAGAAGGACCAGGACGCGGCATGAGGCCAAAGACCTTCTGCACGGTTGAGGGTTGTAGCCGCGTTCACGAAGGACGCGGCTACTGCTCCATGCATTACAAGCGCTTCACCAGACATGGTGACCCGATGGTCCGTAGAAAGTTGGCCAACGGCGAGCGTCTTGATTGGTTGATGAACCATGCTGGATTTCAGGGAAATGAGTGTCTGATCCCGCCATTTGCGAAGGTCTCCCAAGGGCCTGCTAACGTGATTTTTGAAGGAAAAGAGCGTGTAGCCTCCCGCGTCATGTGCATTCTCGCGCACGGTCGCCCAGTAAATGAAGGTCTGCACGCGGCCCATAGTTGCGGTAATGGCCACCTATCTTGTTGCACCCCAGCCCACTTGAGGTGGTCAACCCCATCTGAAAACGCCGCTGACAAAATCTCTCACGGCACTGCCCCTTTGGGTGAGCGATCTCACCTCGCCATTCTCTCACTCGGTGAGGCTCAGTGGGCTTGGAATATGCGGGGCAAGCTTTCCCAGCAGGCGATAGCAGACAAACTGGGGGTTTCTCGCTCTGCCATAATGCACATTCACGTCGGTAAAAACTGGCCTGAAGTCAGGAGGGCATCGTGACCATCCTGGCAATAGATCCTGCCGTTTCACGGTTAGGTTGGTGCAAAGGCCACCCCGGCGGACCCGTGCAAACGGGATCGCTGGGGCTTGGCTCTTTTGGCAAGGAACTCGGCCCCACCCTGAACGCCTTGGAGCAATGGCTCGAAGGCGCTCTGGATGGCGTCGACATCGTTTTCTACGAACAGCCGATCCAGTTCGGAAAGCAGTCGTTCGACAGCCGCCGCAAGCTCTATGCGCTCGGTGCGCTGATCGAACTGGTCTGTTACCGCCGCCGCACCCAAGTGCGGGAGGTCAACAACCAGACCTGCAAGGCGCTCTGCTACGGCAGCGCAAAGATGAAATCCGCCGAGGTGAAGGAGCGGGGCGTTGGCCTCGCCAAAGCCTGGGGATTTGAACCCGCCAATCATGATCAAGCCGATGCCTGCGCTGTGTTCCTTGTGGGCGCGCGCGAATGGTTTCCGGCCGACTTCCAGACATGGGTAGACCGCAAGGCCGCGCTCGCCCGCAAGACCGGGGAATTACTCATATGACCACCGAACGTGAGGGGGCTTTCCTCCAAACCACCATGCCGGGCACTGGACTGGTCAATGGGCATCCTGCCGAAGCTGATGGAACCGTAGTGCCATCCGCAACGGTCAAATCCGCGCCCCCTCCACCTGAAGGGGTTGGAGCCCCTGATGATGGTGCATTTGAAGCGGTCAAGGATGCCAACCCGCGCACTGAACAAGCTGGGCCGAAGGCGATTGACGCCAAGGCTTTCGAGCGTGACGAAAATGATTGGTACACAGAGCCGCGCTGGTGTGTTGACCTGTTGATTGAGGCCGAGAAGCCGACCGGGCGTATCTGGGATCCGTGCTGTGGTCATGGCACCATCGGACGCGCATTCGCTGAAAACAATCACCCGATCAAATCCACTGACCTGATCCAGCGCGAATATGGTCTCGGCGGTATCGACTTCCTGAATGTTGAACCATCACAGCGCAATCGCGTCGACCGCATATGGGTGAACCCTCCCTTCGGGCTGGCGGCGGCTTTCGTGCGTCATGCGGTCAAACTGGTCGATGGCAGCGCGTGCTTTCTGTTGCCCCTGAAATGGCTGGCCTCGGAAACCCGCCAGGAACTGTTCCGCGAAGTCGGACGGCCGCAGCGCATTTATGTGCTGGCCAATCGCCCATCCATGCCGCCGGGAAAATTTCTGGATGGCGAAACCGGACGTTTCAACTGTGATGACCCCTTCCCGAAGGAGAAGAACGGCGAACTGAAATACCGCTGGCGCAAGGGCGACAAGCCCGGTGGCGGCGCTGTCGATTTCATGTGGGTGAAGTTCGTTCCCGGATATGAGGGGCCGACCTTCATGGACTGGCTGAGCCGGGGGGGGCAGGCAAAGCCTTACCGGCGCACCACGCGCGTAGCCGCGCCCGAAACCGCACTGAAGCGGGGAGGGGCTGATGTCTAATCCCTTGCGCGTTCTGGTCGCCTGCGAATTCTCTGGTGTCGTTCGCCGCGCCTTCAATGCCGTGGGCGCTGACGCATGGTCATGCGACCTGCTGCCGGCCGAGGATGGTTCAAACCGCCATTATCGGTGTGATGTGCGCGATATCCTCGATCATGGCTGGGATCTGATGATGGTGGCGCATCCGCCTTGCACGCGCCTGTGCAATAGCGGCGTCCGGTGGCTTCACAAGCCGCCTGCGGGCCGGTCCCTTGATGACCTGTGGACCGAACTGGATGAAGGCGCGGCGCTGTTTTCAGACCTATGGAACGCTCCCATTGACCGCATCGCCATCGAGAACCCGGTAATGCACCGCCACGCGAAGGCACGCATCCGCAACTTCTCACCAGCTGCTCAAACGATTCAGCCGTGGCAGTTCGGGCATGGTGAGACCAAGGCAACCTGTCTCTGGCTGAAGAACCTGCAGCCGCTGACGCCTACGGATATCGTCGAGGGACGCGAGCAGCGGGTTTTCAAGATGCCGCCCGGCCCTGACCGTTGGAAAGAGCGCTCGCGCACCTTCAGCGGTATTGCAGCCGCCATGGCCGATCAGTGGGGGCGTAACTCCCCACCCTCCGCACCCGCTTACGGTGGCGCATCATGAGCGACCGCAAGAGCATGAGCGAAATCCATTTCCCGGATCGTCAGCCCAAGGCTGAGCCGCCGCACAATCTGTCGGCCGAGGCGGCGGTGCTGGGCGCGATCCTGTTCGACAACAATGCCTATGAGCGGGCCAGTGCTTTTGTGCGCGCCAGCGATTTCTACGCACCTGCCCATGAGAAGCTTTACCACCGGATGGCTACGCTGATTGAGAGCGGCCAAGTTGCTGATGGGGTGACGATCTCCGAATGGGTCAAGGCCGAGCCCCTGTTGAACGAACTCGGCGGCCTCCGGTATCTTGAGCAGCTGCTCGATTCCGCGGCCTTCGGTCCGGAGGTCTCGGACTACTCCAAGGTGATCGTAAACCTTTCTGCCCGTCGCGGGCTTTTGGGCGTGGGTGAAACGCTGGTTGCTGATAGCCATTCACCAGACCCTGACGAGCGCGTGGGAGACGTGATCGATCGTGCCAGAAATGGCCTTCAGGACGTTGAGGATTTCCGCCTTCGCGCCAGCGTTGCCACCGTCACCGCCGATGTAGCGGATGAAACCTTTGACGAGGATCCGGCAAAGACTCTCCAGCCAACAGGCATGACCGAACTGGATCAGGAACTCGGCGGTTTGGAGCCGGGAGCAATATCGTTCGTGGGTGGCCGTCCTGGTATCGGCAAAACAGCTTTTGCCATCTGCCATATGGCGAACGAGGCGGCTGCTGGCAGCTCTGTAGGCATGTTCGCCGCTGATACGGGTGCAACCGTCTGCCGGCAGCGTCTCGCATTCTATCTGGCCTGGATGGCGGGCGAAGAAACGCCATTCTTCTCCGAAATGCGCAAGCGCGGATCGCCATGGATCACACCTGATTTTCGGGAGCGCATGAAGGGTCACCTGAAGTCGGAAGTCGGCCAGCGCATATTCATTGACGGCAGGGGCGGGCTCACCACGCGCGCTGTCTCTGCGCAGATACGCGCATGGAAAATGATGTGCGCTCGTCGCGGGCTTCCACCTCTGCGCCTCGTCTATCTCGATCACATTGCCAAGTTCATGCCCTCGCAGAAGTTCGGCTCTCTGTATGAGAAGACATCCTATGCCAGCAACGAATTACTCGACGTGGCAAAGGACCACCCGGAAATCGTCTTTGTGCCGCTTGTCCAGCTGAAGCGGATCGACGAAGGCCATGCCCGCCGCCCGAACATGCAGGACATGCGCGACTCCGGGAAGCTGGAAGAGGACGCCTCAGCGGTCCTGCTGCTGCACCGTCAGGATCACTATCTTTCGCTTCTGTCAAAGAACCAGGACCTGCCGGAGTCGGAACGTACCGCCGCTGAGGAAAAGCTCGTCGACGTTCGCGGCCGCATGGAGGTCATCCTTCCAAAGAACCGGAATGGCGAGCCTAGCGTGGTCAGCCTACGGCACGTCATCGGGAAAAACATCATTCGCGGGGCTTCTGACCGGCCACGCGGATACATCAAACAGGAGTCAATGCTGTAATGGCCACTCATCATTTCGATACAGAGATTGCTGAACAGGTAGGCCCGATGGCCGCTGTACTGTTTAGCAATATTCAGTTCTGGTGCGCCAAGAATGAGGCGAATGGCAACAACTGCCATGACGGGAAGCATTGGGTCTATAACTCAATAAGTGCTTGGCAAAAGCTGTTCCCATACATGTCTGAAAAGCAGATCAGGAATGGACTCGACAAGCTGGTGGAAGCGGGCCTGATCGTTAAGGGTTGCTATAACCGGGACAAGCGTGATCGCACCAGTTGGTATGCGGTCGCATCCGGGGAAATGCATTTGCCCCTGAGGGCAAATCTCAATTGCCCAAATGGGCAAATCCCATTTGCCCCTGAGGGCGAACCATTACCAGATAATAAACCAGATAATAAACCAGATAATAAACCTGCGGCATCGGTTCAGGATGTTTTCAAATTCTACAATCAGACAGCTGAACGAGTCGGATGGGTGGTTCACGCTAAGCTGACTGATGCCCTCCGAAAGCCCCTGAATGCCAGGATCGAGGATCACGGCGCGGATCAGGTGATGCGGTTCATCGAGGCCATGTCGGAACTGGATTGGACCTGGAAAGGGTTCAGGGACAATTCCGACTTCCGCGCCAGCCTGACCTATATCACCCGGCCACGGACGTTCGCGGAGCATTTTGACAAACTGGTCACCAGCCAAACTAAGCCTGACCTGTTCAACAAGCCGGAAGGCGTCTCACGCGCCGCATGGGAGCGTGCTGTCCAGTGGTATTCCGAAACCGGGCAGTGGGATCTGCAAAACGTCAGCCCGGCCCCGCATGAGCCCGGCTGCAAAGTGCCCGCTGATCTGCTGACGCAGGCCGCCAAGCGCATCGAGATCATGAAATCGATGATGCAAGGGGCTGATACGTGATGGCTCTCAAAATCAACCATTTCGCAAAATACCCGGTCTGGCTCCGGGCTGTCCTGATCGTTGGCCTGTCAGCGACGCTCTGGACCGGGATCATCCTGGCAGTGGAGGCGCTGTGATGTTTCAGATCGGACAGGAAGTTGCGTGCGTGATCGATGATTGGGTGGATAATTGGACCGCATACGGCGTGGCCTTCCCACTGAAGAGTGGCCGGATTTACACCATTGAGGCGATTTACCCCGAGGGCACGAAAGTGGGCGGCATCACGTTGGTGGACGGCTATTTCGTTGGCGTAGGTGTTGAGAATAGCGCGCTGAAAGAGATGGCGCATGGTGACGGCTCCTATGCGCCGGTTCTGGACATCTGGCCGCCCGAATGGTTCCGCGCCGTCCAGCGCAACGCCGAGAGCGTCGAGCAGGCCATGACCATCTTCCGCAAAATGACAGAAACCACGAAGACACCGGAGGTGATTGGGGCATGAGCGCACCATGGACCGAAGACGAAAAGCAACATGTTCGTACCAAGTGGACCAAAGGCTTCTCGGCATCGCAGATCAGCCGCACCGTCAGCGCCACATTCGGAAATAGCCGTTCACGGAATGCGGTGATTGGACAGGTGCACCGCATGGGACTGGCCGCCCGGGCCACACCTACCCGGCCTGTAAAAATCAAGCGCAAGACCCGCCGCGCGCCGCCGAGCAAGCCCGTTGCCAATGCCAAGCCTGCGCCGGCGCCGAAGCCAGAGCCGGAAGTGTTGGAGCCGGAGGGCGCGTTCCACATCCTCGACCTGAAAGACCGCCAGTGCCGCTGGCCGGTGACCAAGGGCGATGACCACCGCTTCTGCGGCCGCAGCCAGGCTGCCGGATCATCCTACTGCCGGGCACACCTGAAGCGGAGCATTTCGCCGCTCTCTGCAGCGACCCTGCAGCGCGCGCCGGTCAGCATGAAAAAGGCCATGTCATGAGAGAGCCGACACCCCAGAAAGGCTGGAGCCGGAACGTGGTCATGGAGCGCGAGGAACGACTGGCCAAGCGCATCAAAGCCTATTGGTTCGCGCGCGGGTTCCTCGTCGAGACCCGCATCGAGGTCGAGACCTTCTATGATCGGGTGTGGCAGTTCCCGGTTCCGTCAATCCGCTCGGATATGGTCAACGGCCTGCCGGTCAAGCGCGTGAGCGGGAGGGTTCGGAAATGAGCGATGAAATCGAGTGGCCACCATTCCTGCAGGAGCCTGTCGACAAGGGCGCAACGACAACACTTGGCATGACCACGCCGAAATCCGGCTACCCGCGATGGGTGGTCAGGGGATCGTCCGAAGTAGTATTGATGGCCCGCCGCCTGTTCCGGGATCATATCTCAAAGAAGGCTGACACCATCTCGACGCCGGCCATCCGCGAGTCCTTCGAGGATGTGCTGATGCTTCGGCACCGCTATCCGATCCGCCTGTCATCCTCCGCAAAGACGTTCTGGAACAGCTGGTTTGCCGACCTGCGCAATGCCTGGCTCGAGGCCAATGGGCTGGCAGAGAAGTCCGAGGCCAATCTGGCTGCATGGTTCACTGGACAGCTTGAGCCGTTTCAGGCGGAAGGCGTTCGCTTCCTGACCTCGAAGCGCAAGGTGATCCTCGCAGACGAAATGGGTTTGGGAAAGACCGTGCAGGCGCTGGCCGCCGCCGCTCAGGTCGGTACGTGGCCTGTCCTGATCGTCGCCCAGCCGCACGTTGTCAGCCATTGGGAGCGCAAGGCACAGGAATTCCTGAAGTCCGGTGAGGACGGTTTGAAGATCCACACACTCGAAGGGCAGGGGCCAAAGGGCCGCGCTGTTCCGAAGGCGGATATCTACATTACGCACTACCTGCTGCTGCGCTATTGGCGCGATTGGCTGACGCGCCGCGAATGGGGCGCGATCATCGCGGATGAGGTTCAGGAACTTCGGGGAGTTACATCAGAGAAGCATGGCGCCTTCCAGGCGGTCGCACGCAAGACGCCAAATGTTTGGGGCCTATCTGGCACCCCGATCTACAACAAGGGCGTCGAGGTTCATCACATCTATGACGCGATGGCGCCCGGCATCTTTGGCCCACGCAAGGCATTCGTAGAAGACTGGTGCACGCCAACCGATTGGGAAGAGGCCGACGCGATAGGATGGAGGCCCGGTTATGCGGTCGATCCGCAAGCGCTCGGTCAATACCTCCGCGATCGAGGGCTCCTTCTTCGCCGTCTAGAGGATCAGGTGAAAGGGGAACTCCCGCCGCTGAGACGCTTCACCCGTGCCCTGGAACACGATGATGCGCTGTTCAACTCGCTGATCAAGGAGGCCGCCCGGCTCGCCCGAAAAGCGGTTGGAACAGAAGGCGAGTGGCAGAAGAAATCCCTTGAGGCGCAGGCATTGGCGCAGGCTCGCAAGGCCACAGGCGTGGCAAAGGCATCCGCCTCCGCTGCATTCGTCCGTGCCTGTGTCGACTCCGGCCAGCCATGCATCGTGTTCGCGCATCACCATGCCGTGGTGGACCTGATCAAAGGCCAATTGGCGGACTTGTCGCCGGTATGCATCACGGGCCGCCAGACACGCCAGCAGAAGGCGAAGGCTCAACGAGATTTCGAGAACGGCCTGACAGATGTCTGCATCATCGGCCTGCGCGCTGCCACCGGCCTGGACGGGCTGCAAAAGCGCGCTCGAACCGTCCTGTTCGCGGAACTCGACTGGTCACCTGCCATCCATCAGCAGGGTGAGAAACGTGCGCATCGCTGGGGCCAGCGCAATGAGGTGATCTGTTACTATCTTGTCGCCCAGAACCTCTTCGACGCCGACATGCTCGATTATTTGAAGGCAAAGATCATCCAGTCAGGCCGCATCCTGCATGACGAGGAAGTGACGCCCGAACAGATGGCGGCCGACGAGAAAGCCGCATCCCAGCACATGCAACGAATGCTCGATCATCTGAGGAGGATCAACTGATGGCCACCAAACCCCGCCGCCGCGCCGGCCGAAAGCGTCGGCAAGACGTGAAACGCCAGCCCAGCGGCCAGATTCGCAAGAGCGTCTATGCCGAGCGGGTGACGCCCACCAAGGAAATGCAGGCCCGGCGTGCTGACCTTCTCGGGGACAAGAACGCCACCGGGGAAATCGATTGCGCACTCGACGTCATCGCCAGCCCAGCCCAACGCCTGATCACACCAAAGCAGGCCGAGGCCGGGCGCCGGTATGCGGTGGCCCGCATGCGCCTGATGAAATCCCTCGGCACCAGCCCCGACCCCAGCACACCGCGGCTCGCTGAATGGATCGACAATGGCCAGTCACCCGCTGATGGGCCTGATGACGGGCTGGCCGCGTTCAAATGGCGCAAGGCCAATATGTGCGTCTACGACTGCGGCGCCGACATTCGCAAGATCGTGGACCGGGTATGCCTCGACAACCAGTTGCCCCGGAAAGACCAGGTAACGAAACTCAGGATCGGGCTGGATGCCTTGGTCCGGCTATGGAGGCTTTGATGACTATGGTATCGCGCAGTGAGAACAGGATGGCCGATATCCTGCAGCAGTTCCGTATATTGGGCTGTGAGGCAGAACACATCAAGGCATTCTCGGAATATGCGGCGACGCTCCGTAGGCCGAATGTGGAAACCATGGAAATAGCGAAGCGTCTTGTAGCGCATCGGGACGATCCGGATGCCGTCGCGGCCATGGCGTTGCACCTGACCCGGCACCCATCCCTGCCCATTCAGCTTCATCACATGCTCTATGGCTTCGCTGGGCAAAGTGGCGAGACGATCTGGAACGCATTTGCAGACACCTACCTTTTTGCTGCTCAGCACCTCGCTTTCAGTACCGCTCGCCTTTGGAACAAAGCCATCAACAGGAGGCGCGCCTGATGCACACAGCAATCCGAGACAATTGGGCGATCCCTGACGAGGCTGTGAAAGGCGCGGAGTTCGTGCTCACCCGCAGCATGGGCGATCATCAGGTGTTCAGCATCCGGGGCATCATCGACGGCCGCGCGGTCTGCCGGCACTGGAATGCCAGGCACAGCCGCTGGGAATACGAGACCTTCGGGCCAGCCTGGTTCCGGGGGAAGGTCAACCATATCGAATGGAGGCAGGCGGCATGAAAACCGTGTTGAAACTGATCCGCGTATTCACTGGACCGCGCTACCGGGTCCGGAATTGTCAGCGCCAACAAAAGGATGGCCTCTTCGGGACGTGGCGACCTGTGATGGCGCGTGGCGTCTGGAAGCTGAGTGCGGATGATGCGGCGGCGGCGATGGGCGAACTGGCAAAGGCCTCGGCGGGTTTGGCCGACGGCTGGCCTGTAACGATGATGGGTGTTGACCTTGGCGGCCAGGATTGTTCCGTTACCGCGCTCTGGATTGATGGGAATTTGGTTTACCGTTGTGGTGTGCCACCAGCCCACAATCGCCTGAAAGTATTGCGCCCGCTGACCAAAAAGCTGCGAAAGGAAACGGCATGACCCCAGAACACGTAAAAGCGCGAGTTGAGGAAATCGAACGCGAGTCGATGAACAGCGAAGGTGCGCACTGCATGGAGGACACCCTTTACCAAGACGTTTTGATAGCGATTGGAGAGGGCGCGGCGACCGATCCGGCGGCCTGTGCTCGTGAGGCGCTGAAAACCAGAGAGATCAAATTCGCGAGGTGGTATTCCTGACCCCCAAACCTAGTGCCTCGCTCGTCTGACAGGCACACCATCTGGACGCTATCGCTTGACAGGGGAAATGAACCACCTCATAGGCGAGTCCAATGCACATTCGAGAATAGCGCCTGCGGCCCAATGGGATCGCGGGCGTTTTTCGTTTCAGCGGGAGATTGGCATGGGCGAGGCAGTCGGTTCCAAGCTCTACGGCCTCAAGGCGCCGGATCGGCAGATACTGCTGTTCTACTGCCCCGGCTGCAAGCGTACCCATCCCTACCATGTCGGCAACAAGACCGGGCCAAGCTGGAACTGGAATGGTGACGGTGACAAACCGACCTTCACGCCCAGCCTGCTGGTCTATGCCAGTGAAACGACACCCCGCTGTCACCTGTTCCTGACAGATGGTGTGATCCGGTATTGCGGCGACAGCCAACATGATCTCGCGGGCAAGTCAGTCCCATGCCCGGATTTCCAGCACGATTCTGACTAAAACAATTCAGCGGCGGTAGCTCAGTGGTTAGAGCGTCCGGCTCATAACCGGAAGGCCATGGGTTCAAATCCCATCCCCGCTCCCAATTCACCGCCTGGCCATCTGCCGGGTTTGTTTCCTCCTGTTTGCGTTCCCGGCGCTCGCGTGGCGGTCAGGCGGTGATCCTTTCCACAAGCCCCCTATTCAGTGAGTTCGATATGTCCGAGAAAGAAGGCATCAACCTCGGCGGCAGGCCGCGCATGTATGAAGACAGCGAGGAGTTCGCTGCCGATGCAGAGGCATACTTCGACAAATGTGAAGCTGATGACCGCATCCCCACCATCGCAGGTCTGGCCTATCACCTCGGTTTCGCCTCGCGCCAAAGCCTCTATGACTATGCTGAGGACACCCGGTTTTCTGACACCATATCGCGTGTGCGCCTACTGATTGAGGCAGACCGTTCCGAACGGCTGGTCTCCAAGGACAAATACACACCCGGCCTGCCGATGGATCTGGCCAGCAATCATGGCTGGTACACCGCCAAGAATGCGAATGAGCACACGGGCAAAAACGGGCGACCCATCGAGACCGTTGACCTGTCCAGACTCAATGACGAACAGCTGGAAGCGTATGGTCGCCTTTGCATGATCGTCGAGGGACAGGATCCGGACGCCGAGCAGGCCGGTGACGAAGAAAGCGAGTAGGGCGCCGAGCCTTCCCCTCAGCCTCGAAGCCTATCAGCGCGAGATTGCCCGCCGGAAACATCTGGAGGCCGAACAGGATGCGGACGCCATCCGCAAGCGCTGCAAGACCTTCGCCGGGTTCGTCAAAGAGGCGTGGTCAGTCATCGAGCCGGGCACCACCTTGCGGTGGAACTGGCACATGCAGGCGATCTGCGATCACCTGGAGGCGATCACCTTCAAGCGGATGCCGCCCTGGCTGATCACCAACGTGCCGCCGGGCTCGTCGAAATCCACGATTGTTTCGGTACTGTGGCAGGCATGGGAATGGGGGCCATGCGGCCTGCGCCATAACAAGTTCGTGTCGACCTCGTTTGAGGAAGGCAACGTCAAGCGGGATACGCGCAAAACCCGCAACCTGATCATGTCGGAGTGGTACAAGACCCTCTGGCCATCGATCACCCTGACCCGTACCGCAGAACTCTCTTTCGAGAACGATGCGACGGGCACACGGGAAGGCGTCACATTCGCCGCTGTCACGGGTAAACGGGGCGACCGCCTGGTGGTGGATGACCCGCACAGCATCCGGGGCGCGGAATCCGAGGCCGAAAGAACACGGGCCTGCCGGGAATTCCTCGAAGGCGGCCTGAACCGGACCAATGACGCGGAGAACTCCGCAATCGTCATCGTCATGCAGCGCCTGCATGAAAACGACCTGACGGGCACGCTGATTGCCCATGATCTGGGGTTCATCCACCTGTTCATCCCAATGGAGTTCGAGCCGGAGCGCCGGTTCACCACGCCCATCGGCTGGACCGACCCCCGCACGCAAGACGGGGAACTGATGGACCCGGTGCGCTTCCCGCGCTCGGCCGTCGAGAAATTCAAGAAGGCCGGCGCCTATAGCTGGGCTGGCCAGTACCAACAGCGCCCCAGCCCACGCGGCGGCGGTATGCTGAAACGGGAATGGTTCGACGTCATCCCCGCTGCCCCGGCAAAATGCACATGGGTGCGCGGCTGGGATTTGGCGGCCACACGTTCGACCAAGGCCGCAAAAACCGCTGGCGTCCTGATGGGCCGCACACCAAGCGGGGAATACATCATCGCCGATGTGCGCACCCTGCAGGGCACCGCCGCTGAAGTGGAGCGCCTGCTGGTCAACACCGCAAAGCAGGACGGATACGGGGTCAAGGGATCAATTCCGCAAGATCCCGGTCAGGCCGGGAAAATGCAGGTTCAATACCTGATCAAACAACTGGCTGGCTACACCTACACATCGAGCACCGAGACTGGTGACAAGGAAACACGGGTGGAGCCGTTCGCGGCGCAGGCCGAAGTCGGCAACGTCAAGATCGTCAAGGGCGCTTGGAACGAGGCTTATCTGGCTGAACTGGAATCGTTCCCCAGCGGGACGTTCAAGGATCAGGTGGACGCCACCAGCCGCGCATTCAATGAGCTGGTCAACGGCTCCGGCTACAATCTGGACAATTTCTGATGAACGCATTCACCCGCATGACTGACAGCCTGATGAACGTCATCAGTGGGCTTGGCACTGACAGGGACAAATCCGCTTCCAATCAGTTCACGTTTGCCCAAATGAGTGAGCCCGAACTGGATGCCATGTATCGGGGCGACTGGATGGCCGGTAAGGCTGTCGACATTCCCGCATTCGACAGCGTGCGCGCCTGGCGTAACTGGCAGGCGAAAAAGGATCAGATCGAGCGGATCGAGGCAGAGGAAAAGCGCCTGAACCTGCGCGCCAAGCTGAAGGAGGCCATGATCTATGGGCGTCTGTTCGGCGGTGGGGGGCTGTTGCTCGGCATCAACACCGATGAGCCATCGGAGCCGGTGAACCTGGACAGTATCGGCAAAGGCGGTTTGCGGTACGTGCATGCACTGGACCGTTACGAATTGACTGCCAGCGAAATGCGCCGCGACCCGGAAGACGAGTGGTATGGCGAGCCGGTCATGTACCAGCTTGAAACCACGGTTGGCCGGCAGATGCAGATACATCCATCCCGCGTGGTTCCTTTCAAGGGTAATCCAATCGCGGGCAGGGAACGCCATCTAAGCCCATGGGGTGACAGCATCCTGCAAAAGATCAGGGACGCCGTGCAAAACGCCGCCCGTTCAAACGCCGCTATCGCACAGCTGCTGGAAGAGGCCAAAACCGATGTGATCAAGGTGCCGGACTTGTCCGAGCGCTGGCTGGCCACCAAGGACGCCTCTGCCAAGCTTGCTGAGCGCTTCAATTCGGCCATGGTGATCAAGTCCATCACCAATGCCCTCGTGCTGGATGGGAAAGAGGAATACGAACAGAAGCAGGTCTCGTTCACGAATTTGCCCGAGGTGCTGCAGCAGTATCTACTGGTGGTATCCGGCGCGGCCGATATCCCCGCCACACGGTTCCTCGGCCAATCGCCAGCGGGCATGAACGCCACCGGCGAAAGCGATCTGAAAAACTACTATGACCGGGTGTCATCCGAGCAGGAACTGACACTGACCCCAGCCCTGAGCCGGTTGGATGAGGTGCTGATCCGGTCTGCTGAAGGCGCACGGGATGAGGCCATCCACTATGTGTGGGCACCGCTGTTCCAGAAGGACGGCAAGGAACTGTCCGAGATCGAAAAGAACCGCTCGGAGACGTTCAACAAGTGGTCAGCCAGTGGCCTTGTCTCTGACCAGGTGCTCGGCAAGGTGGCTGAGAATGCCATGATCGAGTCCGGCCAATATCCGGGCGTCGAGGCGGCAATCGAGGAATTCGGCTCCAAGGCTGAGGAATTCGACCCGGAAGCGGGCGACCCGAACGATCCTGATGACCCAGCCAATCCGGCCGAACCGGAACTGGACCCTGAAACGGGCGAGCCTGTCGCCGATGCCGCGCCCCGCACGCTGTACGTGTACCGCAAGGTGCTGAACGGCAAGGCGCTGGTGGCATGGGCCAAGCGGCAGGGCTTCAAATCCACCCTGAAGGCCAGTGACATGCACGTCACCATCGCGTTCAGCCGCAAGCCCGTCGACTGGCTCAAGGCCGGCAACACATGGTCAGGTGACGAGGACGGTAAGCTGGTGATCAAGCCGGGCGGCCCGCGCATTATCGAACCGCTCGGTCCGAAAGGTGCGGTTGTCCTCCACTTCGCCAGCAATGATCTGGTTTGGCGGCATGAGGATATTCGCCGCAGTGCCGGAGCCAGCTGGGATTGGGACGATTACCAGCCGCATATCACCATCACCTATCAGGGCGCGGAGGATGTTGATTTCAGCCAGGTGAAGCCATTCACCGGCAAGATCGAACTCGGCCCGGAAGTGTTCGAGGAAGTGGTCGAGAACTGGGAGCAAGGCAAAGGGTGACCTATGATCTAGCCCAGCTTGCCCGTCAGGCTGGATTGCGCCGGAACCGGACCCTGCGCCCCATCAAACTCACCGCGGCGCGTGTGGCCACGCTTTACACGTTCACCGTTCTGCCCGTCAGGGCATGGGAACAGCAGGTATCTGAAAGCATCCTGCCTGCCTATGGCCGCGCGATCGATGGCCTGACACGCGATGATGAGAGCGATGACCTCGCCGAGATCATTCGCATTTCCGAAGCGCTGGTCGAGGGCCGCACGGTTCAGGTCAGTGCCGAAGTGCAGGACTGGCTTAGGGATGCGGTCGCGTGGCATGAACAGCGCTGGGCCTCAGCCGTGCAGGCCGGTGCCGGCATCGATGTGTTCCCGTTCATCAATCGGGCCGAAAGCATGCCCCAGGTGCGGGCCTTCCAGCGTCAGATCACCAACCTGATCCGGGATATCGACAACACCGCCCGCAAGGATATCGAGGGCGCGGTCTGGCGCGGTCTGACCGACCACACGCCCCGCAAGGAAATCGGCAAGGAAATCGCTGAACGTCTCGGCATCCAGCGCCGCCGGGCCAACCGGATCGCGGTCGACCAAGCGCAGAAGCTGAACGGCGAATTGACCCGGATACGCATGCAGGAAGCAGGACTCACGGAATATCGGTGGCGCCACAGTGGCAAGGTGCATTTCCGGCCGGAGCACAAGGCCCGCAACGACAAGGTTTACAAGATGGGCCAGCCGTCCGGCGATCAGCCGGGGCAGGCGATCTATTGCGGCTGTGTGGCCATGCCGATCATCAACATTGAGGGATAGAACAATGGCAAGCATCAAAACCCTACTCGCAAAAGCGCTGGGCTCGGATGAAAAGGTGGACGTTCTGGCCACTCTGGTGGCGCAGGAACAGGACTCCCCGCTGTCCATGAACCAGATTATCGACCGCATGGCGGCCGCGATCTACAGGGAACACCGTGGGCACAAGTGGGAGACCCTGAGCGGAAAGGCCGACAAGGGCGACACCCAGGCAATGGCGACGCAAGCCAAGTACCGCCGGATGGCCCGCAAGGCGCACATGGCCTATCACGCGGCGCTGGGAGCCGCTGACACCCGGCCCTGACAATGCTGACCTCTGACATGTTCCAAGGCGAAACCGTCCACATCCTCGGCGGTGGACCCTCCATGGCTGACTTCGACTGCAGTGTGCTGAGGCTCGATCCGGTCATCGCGGTCAACAATGCCGGGCTGGATATCTTTCCCGATGCAGACATTCTGTTCGTGATGGATTCTCGCTGGTTCAATTGGAATCGCCACAGGGTAGGCGAAAACCACAGTGGCATCCGGGTCACCCGCCAGTTCCAGGCGCCGACCAATTGGCAGCTTCCGTGGCCTGTCACTGAGGTGGAACATGACAAGTTCGGGGATTTCAGCGAGTCGCTGGACCGGCTGGCTGGCACATGCGGCGGGGCCATGGCGCTGAATTTGGCGGCGCTGACCGGCGCTGAAACCATCATCCTGCACGGGTTCGATATGCGGCCCGGCAACTATCACACCGATCACAAGACGCCATCGCAAGACCATCTGTATCAGGACTCGTTCATTCCTTCGCTGGAGGGCATGGCACCGCATCTGGCCAGAATGGGCGTCAAAGTCGGCAACGCAACGCCGGGATCTGCGCTGAAATGCTTTCCAACTGAGGAGACAAGCCCCCAATGCTTGAGAACGAAAACGAACCGTTAAAGCCCACCCCAGAGGAAATCGCAGATTGGGTAACAGCAAGGCGTGATGAAGGTTATGGATTTCTGGCGGTGCCTGGCCGCGCCGACAAGACCAAAGAGCGGGCCAAGCCGATCCCCACGCACCAGCTTTCCGTCGCTGCCATTGTAGGTGGGCCAGTAATGGTCAGGAAAGGTTGAGGCATGATCCACCCGACCGCTTTCATCCACTACAAGGCGCTGGTCACCGAGTCGCGCGTTGGTGCGGGCACTAAAATCTGGCAGTTTGCCAGCGTCATCCGGGGCGCAACCATCGGTGCGCGGTGCAACATCGCATCAGGGGCCTGCATTGACGGCTCTGACATCGGGGATGATTGCGTGATCGCCCACAACCTGGCCATGGGGCCGGGGTTCAAGATCGGCAATGGCGTGTTTATCGGCCCCAATGTGACGTTCTGCAATGATGCCTGGCCGCGCGCCGGCAAGGACGGCTTTGACGCTGATGCCTATATCGGTAGCCCCGCTGTCATTGTTGAGGACGGCGCATCGATCGGGGCCAATGCTGTCATTCTGCCGGGCGTGCGGATTGGGTCAGGCGCCATGATAGCTGCTGGCGCTGTGGTCCGCGCTGATGTGCGCGCAGGCGAATTGTATATGGGCAGGGGCGAAGTCCGGAAAATCTCGGATGAGACAGGCAGAATCCGGATCAGGCGGGCGCGCGCTGATGAATCCGAAGCGCGTGCTTTTGCGGAGGATCATGGAATTGACTGACCCCATCGCCATCGTGACGCTGCTGTGGGATGCTAACCCGCACTCGAAATCATTCTCGTCAATGTATGATGAAAGCTGGGTGGAGAAGCTATTTCGCGGATGCCACCGCAACCTGACACAGCCGTTCGAGTTCATCTGCTTCACTGACCGGGAGCGTGATTTCGAGGAACCGATCACCCAGATGCAGATGATGGCAAGCGTGCCAAGCTATGCTGACTGTATCGAACCCTACAAGCTGAACCGGCCCATGATCCTGATGGGGCTGGATACCCTCATCACGGGGAATATCGATCACTTGGCTGACTATTGCCTGACCGCCGAGAACATCGCGGTTCCAATCGACCCCTATAAGCCGTGGCAGGTGTGCAATGGCGTGGCGCTGGTGCCGGCCGGCCATCGCTTGGTTTACGACAATTGGGCCGGCCAGAACGATATGGAGTGGATCGCCCAGCAAGGCCCTGCCCATATCGACGCGCTCTTTCCCGGCCAAGTGCTCAGCTACAAAGTGCATATCAGGGGCGCCGAACTGGATGATGCCCGCATCGTCTACTTTCACGGCCAGCAAAAGCCGCATGAACTCGATGATCCATGGATTGCCGAGCACTGGAGCTAAATCATGACATTCAGATTCACTGACGCGGTGACGGTTTCCGGCACGCGCGAAACAGCCGATGGCTACCTGGTCGCCGAAGCGCGCAGCGTGCGAACGGGGATCCAGCAATATCTCGGCTCGGAAGTCGGCAAGGCCGACATGGATGTGGTGAACGTCTATCGCCCGGAGGAGGAGGTTTTCGCTGATGCGAGCCTGCAGAGTTTCAGCCACTCCCCGATGACCATGAACCACCCCGCTGATGCAGTGACAGCCGACAACTGGAAAGAGCTTTCCGTGGGCGAAGTATCCACCGCTGCCAAGCGTGACGGCGAATGGGTGATGCTTCCCCTGATCCTGAAGGACCGCGCCGCCATCGATGCCGTGAAGGCCGGCAAGTGCGAACTCTCGGCGGGATACACCTGCACGCTGGACTGGACACCCGGAGAAACGCCCGAAGGCGAGGCGTATGACGCAATCCAGCGGAACATCAAGATCAATCATCTGGCCGTTGTCGACAAGGCACGCGCCGGTTCAAAAGCTCGCATCGGCGACGATGTGAAAACCTGGGGCATCCGCCCCGCAATTGAAGACAAAGGAGCCTCGGTCATGACCGACAAGACCACTCAAATCGTTAGGGACGGCCTGCCGGTCAATCTGCCGGATTCCGCCGCACCCATCATCAACAAATGGCTTGCCGACGCCGACAAGGCGCTGAAAGACAAGCAGACAGCCCTCGACAAGGCGCTGGCTGACCTGAAGGAGCGGGACACTGAACTTGGCAAGAAGGATGCCGAGATCGATGATCTGAAAACCAAGACGGTGGATAATGCCAACATCGACCAGATGGTGGCGGATCGCGCTGCCGTGGTCAGCAAGGCCAAAGCCATCGCGCCCAAGGTTGTCACCGATGGCGTGAAGAATGCCGACATCAAGCGCGCCGCCGTTGCTGCCAAACTTGGTGACGAAAAGGTGAAAGACCGTTCCGACGAATACGTCGATGGTCTGTTCGACCACCTGACCTCCGATGTGAAAGCGGCCAATCCGCTCTCCGCCGCCCTCGCTGATGCCAAGCCCGGTGACAGTGATCCGCAGGCAGTGCGCGATGCTGCCTATAAAACCCACCTGGCTGAGCTTACTGGCCAGTCGAATGAGAAGGACGCCTAAACCATGGCCGTACTCCAATCCTCCTATGCAGCCGGTATCGCTAGCGCGGTTGCCGGCCTCATCGCCAACATGGAAACGCAGAACACGATCACCCGTCTTTGCGAAGACACCACGATCGGCTTTGGCAAAGCCTGTTTCCAAGGCACCGCCGACAATGAGGTGACGGCGACAGCAAGCGCCGCATTCGTTGGCATTTCCGTGATCGACACCACGCTGGAGAACTCCATCGCTGATGTGTACGCGGAAGGCGACAACATGGGCATTCTGAACAAGGGTGTGATCTGGGTTGTCGCTGGTGATGACGTTGCTGCCGGTGAGGCGGTTTACGTCGACGGTGACGGCAAGTTTGTCGAGAGCGAATCCGGCGCCACGGAGCTTCCGAATGTCGTGTTCGACAGTTCCGGTGCCGCTGATGCGTTGGTGAAAATCCGCCTGCGCTAAGCTCTCTCCCTGAATATCCCGCCGCGAGGCGTGTCTTCCCTTAGAAGGAACCTTACAATGCAACTCGACCTGAACGACGCTCAGTCCGTTGTCAGCTTTGTGACCCGCCAGGCGGCGCACATTGAGGCCACGGTCTACAAAACCAAGTATCCGGATCTGCAGTATGCCGATCTGATCCCGATTGACACCAGTGCCGGCGAATACGCCAAAACCATCGAGTTCTATTCGAGCGACATGGTTGGCAAGGCCCAATGGTTCAACCACAATTCGCGTGACGTGCCGCGTGCTGATGTTCTGATGAACAAGCACACGCACGGCATCGAAATGGCGGCTATCGGGTATGGCTACACCACCGAGGAAATTGGCTACGCCTCCCGCCTTGGTGTCAACCTCGGAGGCGACCGGGCAGCAGCTGCTCGCCGCGCCTATGAGGAATTTGTGAACGATATCGCCTTCCAGGGTGATGCGCAGAAAGGCTGGACTGGCCTTTTCAACGACGCGGGCGTCAATGCCGCCAACGTCCCGGCCGATGGTACGGGAAGCTCCCGCCTGTGGTCCGCCAAAACCCCGATCCAGATCCTCCGCGATATCAACGAGGCTCTGACGGCGGTTGTGACCGGCACACGCCGCACGGAAATCGCAGGCCATCTGCTGTTGCCGCTGGAAGCGTTTGTCCACATCACGACCACGCCGATGTCTACGGACATGCCGAACCAGACGATTTATGACTACATCATGAAATCGAACACGTTCACGGCGATGACCGGGCAGCCGCTCACCATTCGTGTGGGTGACGGTCTCGAGACGGCCGGCGCGGGGGGCACGGGCCGCATGATTGCCTATCGCAAGGCAGATGATGTTCTGAAACTGCACCTGCCGGTGCCGCTGAAGTTCCTCCCTGTCTGGCGTACCGGACCGATGCTGTACGAAATCCCCGGCTATTTCAAACTCGGCGGCGTGGAAATTCGCCTGCCTGGCGCGGTCAAGTACCGGGACGGCATCTGCTGATAGCTGGCTGATACTTTCCTCCAGACTGGTGGCGGTTCCTACGGGGGCCGCCACTTCTTTTTCCCCGAAAGGTAACCCCCAATGCCAATGTTCACGATCACCAATCACCGCCCTGGCAGCTGGTCTTTGATCCGCGCCGGCCACAAGACCATCACCTTTCAGTCCGGCGAGTCCCGTGACGATATCGATATGTCCACCAAGGAAGCGAAAAACGCTGAATATCCGGGTGTGGAAATCTTCCTGACGCCCGAGAAGGTTGAGCCTGCAATTGATCCTGCGGCCGAAGCTGCTGAGAAGTCCCGTGCGGAGCAACTGGCCCGTGCAGATGAACTCAACATCGAAGGCGCCGCAGAGCTTGGTGATGAGGCGCTGGCCGCCGCTATCAAACAGGCCGAGGCTGATGCCGCGAAACGGGCCGAGGAAGAAAAAGCTGCCCTGGCCGAGCGCGAAGAACTTCTGAAGCGCGCGGAACCCCTGCAGATCGCTGATACCGATGCGATGAACAACGAGACGCTGAAGGCGGCTGTTGAGCAGGCTGAAACTGATGCGGCCAAGGCAAAAGCTGATGCCGAGGCGAAAGCCAAGGCAGACGCCGAAGCTGCTGAGAAGGCAAAAGCCGACGAGGCCGCCGCCGCTGAAAAAGCCAAGGCCGATGCGGCCAAGGCAAAAGGCAACGGCAATACCGGCGGCGGCAAGTAAGCCATGGCCTACACCGCCGCGACCGCCACCACCCTGAAAGCGCGCTTTCCCGCGTTCGCTGACGTGACGGATGCCGTCATCGAGGCGGCGCTGGTGCGCGCGCGCCGGGTGGTGGATGACAGCTGGCTTGCTGATGACCGGCAGGAGGCTGAACATCTGCACGCCGCCCATGAAATGACCATGGAGGGGCTGGGATCCACAAACGAGGCCCAGCTGGCCGGGTTCAAGAAACTGAAGCTCGGCACGCTGGAACTCGAACGCGACACCAGCACGGCGAACTATGACGCCCCATATGGCCAGACCACATTCGGGCAGCGGTTCAGGGATATTCTGCGCCGCAATCATCCCGGTATTCTGGCAATAGGGGGCTGACATGGGCCTGCTGGATGGTGACCTTCAAGACGTTTTCGGTTCCGTGTTCGGCCCCCGGCTCTTGCCGGCCACGATCACCAAGCCGGTTCTGACCTCTGATGGCGCGGGCGGGTTCACTGAGAGCACGCCCGAGACCAGCGATGCGCGCGGCATGGTCGACACCTACACCGCCAGGGAACGCGCTGTGGCGAATATCCCATCCACAGACGTGAAGCTGGTTCTGATGCAGAAGGATGTGACGGTTACACCGGACACCGACAGCACGATCACGATCCGTGGCGTCACATATTCGGTGCAGGATGTTGATCAGGATGCTGCACTGGCCTCATGGACCATTCAGGGCCGGGAAATGAAAGATGCGGATTAGGGGCGACAAGCGCCACCGCCGCCGCCTGAAAAAAATGCGCGGTCTGGAACTGGTCAATGAACTCGGGAAACAGGTGTTTGTCGCCGCCGATGCTGTGCGCGGCGAGGCGCAATTCCTGATTGCCGAGGGATCGATCCAGGGCGCAGGCCACGTTCCCTCCAAGCCGTATGAGGCCCCAAATCTTGAGTTTGGCGTTCTGACGGCAGGGATCACCGCCCGCCGCACCGCCCCATTGAAAGCCATTGCCGAGAGCGCCGCGCCGTATGCGGTGCATCTTGAAGTTGGCACCTCGAAAATGATCGAACGCCCATACATGAAACCTGCCGCCGGGAAAGTCCGCGGCGAATACCTGATCAACATCCGCGCCGGTGTGAACCGGATCATGAGGAAAGGCTAAGCAATGGTTTGGTTCAATTTCACAGACGATTTCAACTGGCGCGCCAGCAAACGCGGCATGCGTCAGTTCAAAGCCGGCCAGCGGGTCAACGTGCCCCGCGAGTGCGCCGCGCGCGCTGAGGTGCAGGGCAAAGGCCACACCGATGCCGCGGTTCAGGGCGACGGTACTGGTGAGGCTCTGCCGGAAATCGCAGAGAACGCATATGCGCCCGATGCGGCGGACCTTCCGGACGCTGACGCCGTGACCGACGAACCGGACTCCGATGCCCCGGCCGACTGACCACAGCCTGCCGATCCGCAAGGCCACAATCACGAAGCTGCTGGCGACCCCGGCCATCACGGCCATTGTCGGGCAGCGCGTGCATGGCATGCGGGTTCTGAGCAGCCCGGAGTGGCCTTTCATCAGATATGGCGCACCGAGCGCGAGCCCGTTCGAGGCCAGTGGAATGGGCGGCAGTGATATCGACATCACCCTGCACGCTTTCGCGCGCGGCCCCGACGAAAGCAATTGTGCGGAACTGGCTGAAGCAATCGTTGACGCCCTGTCAGATGACACCCTGCCACTGGCCGAGGGCCTTGGCCTCGTGTCGCTCGATTGGACCGGCACCCAGATCATTCCCGATGGCGAGGAGTCGACCGACTACCACGCCATCATCAGGTTTTCAGTGGTCACCACCGCTGAATAAACGAACCCGCCCGGCCCAGGCGGATGAACATCAGACATGGGGTGTGGGCAGCCCTGTGATGCAGCGCCGAGAGGCGTCGCGGCCCAATAGAAGGAGCCCATTTTATGGCCCAGGCACTAACAATGTCCTTCGGCAAGTGTATGATCATGCTTGGCGATGGCGCGTCATCCGAGGTTTTTACAGCCCCTTGCGGGTTCAGTGAACTGACGATGACGATCAACATCGAAAGCAACACGGTCAACATCCCTGATTGTGATGATCCTGACCTTGCCGCATGGCTTGCCACGGACATCGTTTCCCAGCAGATGACCCTGCAAGGCTCGGGGGTTCTCGACAAGAACGCCATGCAGACCTGGCAGGCGTGGTGGTTCGATGCCGGTGCGGCGGAGAAAAACGTTCGCTGGTTCCGCGATCTGTCTTCCGGCGAGGGTGGCGGTTACTTCCAGGCCCCTGCGGTTCTCACCGCTTACGAGGAAACCGGCTCACGCGGCCAACGCTGGCAGAACAGCGTGGGCATCGCCCTCAACGGCAAGCCATCGTTTACCCCTGGCAATAGCTAGTGGCTGGCCCGTACCGGAGCTGCGAGGTTGAACTGACCTTCGCAGACGCTGACTACACCTTCAAACTGCCCCTGATCAGGATCGCGGAACTGGAGGAAAAGTGCAAAGCCCCCATCGGTACGATCTGGAAGCGGGTTCTCACTGGCGAATATCACGCCATAGATCTGATCGAGACCGTAAGGCTCGGCCTGATCGGTGGTGGCATGACCGCACAGGACGCCCGCAATCTGATCGATCGCTACTGCGATCAATGGCCTCTCGAAGAATGGCACACCCATGCGGTGGCCATCCTGTCGGCCTGTGTGATCGGATTTGAACCCACTGACGGAGGCACGGGCGACAGCGCCCCAAAAAAGGACGCGGCGGGGATGACGGATTCCTCAACCTCGCCGCAGCCCTCGCCATCGGTCTCGAAAAAGGCATCAGCCCGCAAGACATCAAAAACCTGACCCTGTGGGAATGGCAGGGGATGATGGCCGAGCACAGCCGCCTGATGAAAACACAGGGCGGCAAGGCTGAGCCGCTGAGCGATGACGAATTCGATGAAATGAAAGAATCCCTCCGCCGGCTGAATTTGCCGGACGTGAAAGTGGATTGAACACCAACAGAGAGCCGCCCCGCTGGGGCGGCTTTTTTCTTGTGCTGAAAGGACGCTGCCATGGCCATCACCGCTGATCGTGTCATTGTCGAGCTGGAAGCCAAGCTGGACAAATACAAACGCGAGATCGCCGAGGGCGACCGCAAGTTTGACCAGAGCATGAAGAACATCCGGCGCAACGCCGGGGTGGCTGAGGCCCAGACCACGAAATCATTCAACGCTATCGGTCGCGCCTCCAAGCAGATGGGCGATAGCCTCCGTACCTCCGCGCTGGCACTGGCAACAGTGGCCGGCGCCGGGGCGGGTGTGCGCGTCCTCGCTGACTTCGCGCAAGCCATGTCGACCGTGCGCGCCGTTGCACAGGCCACAGATTCCCAATTCGAGGCGCTGGAAAAGCGCGCGCGTGAACTGGGCGCATCCACCCGGTTCAGCGCCACCCAGGCCGCCGAAGGTATGCTGTTCCTCGCCCGCGCCGGTTTCGACACCGAGCAAGTGCTGGGCTCGATCGAGGGCACACTGCAACTGGCTCAGGCCGGCAACATGGATCTGGGCCGCGCCGCCGATATCGCCTCCAACGTCCTGCAAGGCTTCCGGCTGGAAGTCGCGGATACAGCCCGCGTGGTCGACGTTCTCGCACTGGCTTCGAATTCCTCGAACACGGATGTGACCCAGCTTGGCGAGGCCATGAAATACGCGGCCCCCATCGCGGCTGGCCTTGGTGTGGGCGTAGAAGACACTGCCGCCGCCGTCTCCGCTTTATCCGACGCTGGCTTGCAGGGCCAGATGGCTGGAACCGGCCTGCGCCGCGTCATGATCGGATTGGAGAAGCAATCCAGTCAGGGCGAAAAGGTGCTGAAGAAGTACGACCTGACCATGCAGGATATTGCGCTGGGCAGCACGGGCTCCCTTGCCGAGTCGCTCAATCGACTGGCTGAGGCTGGCATCAGTACCGCTGACGCCATGACGCTGTTCGGCTTGCGTGGCGGGCCTGCCTTCGAGGTGCTGCAATCCTCCATTCCAAAGGTCAGGGAGCTGACCAGCGCCTATGAAGAAGCCGGGGGGACAGCTGAGCGCATTGCCGAGGTGATGGACGCGAACCTGAACGGCGCATTGCTGGCCACCAAGTCACGCCTTGAGGAACTGATCCTGGCGCTCGGTGATGCCGGCGCAGAGGATGGTTTGATCATCGCGCTCGAAAGTGTGCAGAGCCTGCTGGTGCTGGCTGCGGAAAATGCTGACATTCTGAGTGTTGCCATCATTGCGCTAACCATCCGCGCCATGCTGCCTATGGCCGCCGCTGTAGTCGGCCGCGCCCTGCCGGCTCTGGCGACGCTTTCCACCAGCCTGCAACTGCTGACCGTGCGCGGTGGTGCCGCCTTGGTGGCCACGCGGGCACTCGCTGGCGGCATGGCGTTGCTGAACCCGGCCACACTGATCATCATCGCCGCCGCCGCCGCGTTCATCACATTGGCTAGAAACGCCCGTGAGGGACGCGAGGCTATCGACCGTGCCCGACAGTCTATCGATGGGCTGAACTCGGCGTTGGACGCCACGTCAGATTTCGCGGCATTCGAGGCGCTCAAGAACGACGCCAGCTTTGCGATTCCGGTCATGAACCAACTGCGCGATGCTGTTGGCGAAATAGCCGACGAGATCCAGCGCGTTGCCAGTGCTACAGTCATTCAGCAAGCCGCTGAAATCAGCCGCCAAGTGGAAACTGCCAAGACAGCGCTGGATGACCTAGAGCGCCGGCGCGAGCGCGTTCTTGTTTCGCGCGGCGCATCCACTTCCGCCTTTGGCTCAACAGGTGGTGTGCAGGGTGACAGCGGCCGTGCCACGGAATTTGACTCCGAGATCACCGCCCTGAAAATCCAGATCGCCGCTGCAGAGCGCAGATTCGAGGCCATCGGGAGTGCCACGTTCGGGCAGGACGGCGTTGATATTGTCGAGGCGTTCCGTGATGGCGGCATCGAAGCTGTTGAACGTGCGCTGAACAAGCGGTTCACCGAGATCACCAATGCCAGCGTGATCGAAAAGGAACTGGAGAACGTCAAGGCCCTGACAACGGCGCTGGAGGATGCCAAGGGCAAGGGCCTTGATCGCGCTGCTGACCGCTTCTCTGAACAGATCGCCATTGCCGAGGAAACCATCCGATTGCTGCAATCCGGACTGGATGAAAGCACGGCGCGGGGTCTTGCCACGGAGACCGTGCGGGAAGGGCGCGGCACCGGCGGCGGTCTGGACAAGCAGACCAAAAAGGCACTGGAGGAAATCCGGTCCGCCTATCAGGACACCTTTGAAACCGAGCGGGAACAGATTCGCCGCATCCGCGATGAGCGCCTGGCTGCGATCGATGCTGCCGCTGTGGGCGAGGCAAAGGCTGCGGAACTGCGCCAGCAGGCCAATGATATCCACGACCAGCAATTGCGGGATCTTCGCGCCCAGGAGGCCGAGGATTTCGACGCCTATCTGGATGAGCAGCAGGCCAAGATCGATTCCGAACGCAATCTGGTTGAGGAAATCAGCCGTGCGCGCGACGAAATGCTCGGCCGCACCTCGGCACTTCTGGAGCGCGAATATGAACTGAAGCGCGCCCAGATCGACAAGGAGATCGAGGACGCGGCGCGCAAGAATGAGGCCATTGCTGCGCTGGATGAAGAATATGCGGCCCGCCGGCAAGACCTTGAGGACAAGGCACTCGGCAATGGTCAGTATTCGGAAAACGAAATCGAGCGCATCAACGAGATCGAGGCCGAGAAACTCAAGGTTCTGGAAGACTGGTATCAGGAAAACCTTGACCGTGAGCAGGAATATCTGGACCGCCGCAAGGAGATCAATGCCGAGGCCGAAGCGGCGATCACCGACCTCAAACAGAACGCTGCCGTTGCGCAGCTGGATGCCGCCGAACGCGGGTTCGATGCCGCAGCCGATCTGGCGAAGAAGTTCGCTGGCGAGAACAAAGGCATCTACAAGGCGCTGTTCCTTGCCGAAAAGGCGGCGGCTCTGGCGTCAGCGTATGTCCAGATGAATTTGGCTGTGGCCAAAGCTGCCGCTGCTGCGCCACCGCCATTCAACGCGCCCCTGATCGCATCTGCCAAGGTCACCGGCATTGCCACTATTGCCGGCATCGCCGCCAGCGCCATCACTGGATTTGAAAGTGGTGGATATACTGGAGACGGCGGCCGCAAGCAGGTTGCCGGCGTTGTGCACGGGAAAGAGTTTGTGGCCAATGCCGATGCAACGGCGCGAAACCGTAATGTGCTTGAGCAGATGAACCGCGGCCTTGATGTAGAGGCACAACTGGCGCGGATCAATCAGCCGGTGGCTATCACGCCATCATTCATGACCACTGGTGGCCGCACCGTTCAGATCGGCGGTGCACAGCTGAACTTCAATGGCCCGGTTGACCGCGACACCATTCCGGAATTGCGGGCGATGGTCGAACAGCTGAGCGCTGATCAGGAAAGTCGCATCAGTGCGGCAATTGCGGCCGACAAGGTTGCGACCACACCGCGCTACCAGCGCAACAAATTCATCAGGTGACACCATGAGTGCAGGCGAACAGGCCCCATGCCTCGGCATCATCGAGGCGCGTTGGACCCCTATTGAAAATCAGACATCAGTGACCTCAAACAGCGGAGAGGCAGACGTCATCGAGATCGGCGATCCTTTCTGGTCGATTGAGGTCAATGTCAACATCCGCAATCGGGCTCACTTCGATGTGTGGGACACATTTCTCACTCGCCGGAAGCTTGCAGACCTGACCTTCACGATGTGGCGGTCTCTTCGTCCAACCCCACGCGATCCGGCCATCACGGCAGATGCAACGCTATCCATCGTCAGTGTCGATAGCGGGAACTCAACAGTTACAATCAGTGATGTACTGAGCGTGGGGCGCAAGGCTTATCCCGGCGACATGATTTCCTATCGCACAGCCAATAATGGCTACTGGGTTGGTCAGGTGTTGGCTGAGGCCACTTATGACGGCTCAGGCGAGGCCACCCTTTCAGTCTGGCCGCGCCCAGTAGCCCCGCACGCCAGCGTCACCGCGCCGCGCCGCATCGCTGCCCTTGGTGAGTTCCGTCTGACCGAGGCCGCCAGGGTGCAGGAAGGGTTCAAGCGTTGGGACATTCGCTTTCAGGCTGAGCAGGTACTGCGGTGATGCGTATTTCCCGTTGGTTCCTCGAAATCACGCTGGACTCGGAGACCTTGCGCTGGTGCACAGGTGCCAGTGACCTGGTATTGGGCGGCGATACCTATACGGGCCTGGGCACACGCTGGTCAGCCCCCAAATCCCTAAAGCGCAAATCGTCCCTGAAATCGGAAAAGCTGACGCTTGAATTCGATAGCTCGCGCCAGTCCGACAATTCTGACGCTATCGGCCACCTGCTGGATCAGAAATGGCGTCGACGCGCCATAAGGCTGCGCCGCATCGTTTGGGATGCCGGAGACGATCCTGATGACGGTGACGTCATGGAGGATGAGCGGGGGCGCATCAAGAATCTCTCTGACAGTCTGAAGTCGGGAAAGCCCGCCACGCTGTCTATGGAAATTGAAAGCGGTGCGCTGGCCTATCTGGAGCGCCGGAGGGAAACCCGCACACCCGCAAGTCAGCAGGCGGCATTTCCGGGCGACAATGGCTTCGGTCTGATCGCGCAGCTGGAAGGCGTTACGCTGCCATGGCGCACCAAGCACACGAAGGTCGGCACGGTTCAGCTGGAACTCCAGGAAGAATACGAGCCGTATCCGCGCGAACTGGCGCTGGGCCGGTTCGCCACGTCCGGATCGTTCGTCGCCGCGTTCACCAATGGGCAGCAGCGTAAATACCTGCAACGTGTCTATGCGATTGCTGATCACCGCATCAACAAGCTGGATAAGGTCTGGGTCAACGGGGATCTGGCGCGCAATGGAGCGCTGACGCACGGCACGCGCACACAGGTGAACCTGCCGGGCAACAGTGAAGCGCGTTGCTGGATGACGTTCTATGACGGCCGACCTGATCAGACGGCTGACAGCTACCTGGTTTCGGCGGCGTCGACGTGGACCACAAATCACCGCCTCCGGGGTGTGGCCTATATCATCATCGAGCACCTGTGGGATAGCGACCTGCCGGAATCGTTCGATTACCGCTTCGGCGGCGAGGGCGCGCTGCTGTATGACCGCCGCAAGGACACGACTGCAGGCGGCACGGGATCGCATCGGTGGGATGATCCGTCGACATGGGAGTATAGCGCAAACGCTATGGTCGCGGCCGATCATTATCGGTCAGGCATTCGCATCATGTCGGGCTCTAATGCCATGTGGTTCGGCGTAGGGGAGGCCGTTGATGCGGTGCCCTATTCGGAATTCGAGGAACTGGCGGACCATTGCGATGAAGACGTCGCGCTGAAAACAGTCGGGACGCAAAAGCGATATGAGGTCAACGGCCTGCTTTCGGCGGACGATGATCACGCAAAGAACCTGCAGAAGATTGCCGAGCAGATGGCGGCCCGCGCCATTGACCAGGGGGGCCGTATCTCGATCAGGCCGCCCATCGTGCGCACACCTGTCATCACCCTGACCGATGGCGATGTGGTGCGCGACAGCGAAAGCCAAGCGGATCCCGGCGCCGGTCTCGATGACATGGTGAACACCATCAGTGGCCGGTTCATCAATCCCGACAATGACTACAAGCGCGATGACTTTCCTGCCGTTCAGGTTTCAGACTATGTGAACGATGATAACGGTGAAATCAGCGACACACTGAACCTTGATCTTGAGACAAGCGCTGAGCGCGCGCAACGGATCGCAAAGCTGACGATTGAAGATAGCCGCCGCGTCTTCGAGCTGGAAGAGACCTACGGCCCGCAAGCGCGCGTGATCGCGCCTGGTGAATGGTTCGTGCGGGAAAGCGCCATCAGGGGCTTCCCTGATGGAAAGACCTTCATTGCCGAGGATGTGGAACGCTTTATCGACGGCAGCATCAGGGTGCGCGCCCGTGAGGTGGATCCCGACCAGCTTGTGTGGGATGAGGAAACAGCGGTTGATCTTTCTGTGCCCCCGGCATTTCCGCAGGTGGCGATCCCCAATCTGACAGTACCCTCGATCGTGATCACCCCTTTCAGCTATTCTGGCGGGGGGGCCGAGGTGCCGGCCTTGCGGTTCACGCATGCGGCTTTCGCCGATTTCATCGGGGACGAAATCGAGGTGGAATTTGGGGTGCATGATGGGGCTGGTGGCATCACCGGCCAAAGCGCTTTCGGGAAGTTCCCAGGTGATTTCTATATTCTCGAGGGCTTCATCGGCCTGCCGCCATCAATCACATTTGCCATGCGTTTTCGCGCGCGGCTCGGAGAGCGATATTCTGACTGGTCAGACTTCCAGACCTTCACAACCACCAGTGTTTACGAGTCGGCAACGTCCGGCTTGGCTGACTCCTTCGTGGGCCAGAATTGGGGTGCTACCGCCAGCGAGGCGCAGGCCAGCAATTCAAAGGTTCCTTATGGCGTGAACCTGCTGACAGATTCCGACTTCAAGCGTGGAACGCAATTCTGGCCAGCCGGGGGGTTCAACAACACGGGCCTCGGCTTTACGTCGGGCGTGAACCTGGCCGGGCCATATTTCAACAACGCGCGAAACGTCTATTACGGCCATCCTTCGAGCGGAACGCCTGCGCTGGGAACCTATGCGACCCTGACCACCCAGCACGCCACGCCAGGGGTGCGGTTTTCAGTTCAGCCCGGCGAGCGGCTTTATGCGCGCATGCTCTGCGCTATGTATCGGGCGGCATGGATATCCGGTTGGCTGTTCTGGTTCGATAAAGACGGGGTGAACCATGCCACCGACACTGAAATGTTTGCTTCGACCTTCACGGATCCGAATGGCGCCTATAAGGGCGCGACATTCGGGGTGGGTGAAGGCTACGCCATCGTGCCGGCTGATGCCGTAGAGGCCGCATTCTTTGTGCGCGGGTATTTTTCCGGCGATGCAAGCCCGTTCTTTTTCTGCGCCGAGCCGTTTGTGTGCCGCGTTCCTGATGGTCACACAGCAACCGGCATCCCTTACAATCCGGGCAGGCCAGATCCAAAGGCCGACGTCACGATTGATCACACCGCAGGCGCGATCGAGGATCAGGGAAACCTGGCGACGTCGAACATGTCCTATCAGGAGACTGAGCCAAGCTCCCCCAGTAATGGGGATTTTTGGGGCAAGCCTGACGATACCCTGTATTATCGTGATGCCGGGGAATGGGTGCCGATTGCGGACCTCGGCGGCGGGGCGCTGACCGGCGCAACTGCAAGCACTACCATCGCCTCTGGTATAAGTGGCACGATTCCTACCGTTACGGAATCGGTGACAGTCACACCGCAAGGCGGCGATGGCACGTACACTTATGCATGGACAAAACTCAGCGGTGACGATGTGACCGTCAATTCTCCCACATCGGCCACGACCACATTTCAGACTGCAGGGGAGAACGCCCGCGCCACTTATGTCTGCACTGTTACTGAGGCATCGACAGGACGCAAAGCGCAGGTGGCTGTGGGTGTCGCGATCGATTACATTCCCCCGCCGTAGGCGCAAACGAAAGGACGAAGCAGTGAACTTTCCAAACACCAATCAGGCGGTGCGCCAGGCGGCGCTGGTATACAGGCCGAATGTCAGCGAAGCGCAAGAGGCCTATGATGAGGCCATTTCGCACAAGTCCATCGCGCTTCTGTGCGTTCATGTGGAGGATGCGCTGAAAGATCATATCGATGATTTGGATGCGGATGGCCTCCGCATCCTTGCCGGCGCCTGCCATCTGATCGCCCTCGCAGGGTGGTGGAATAGAACCCTATCCTCGGCCGCTACCATGATGCAGGCTACATCCCTATTGGAAGCGATTGTCGGCGAGGATGACGCCGAGACGCCCAGCCCGGTCGCCGGGCAATGACCGCCCAAACAGTAACAGAGAATCCCTGAAAGCGGCTGGCCCTCACCAGCCGCTTTTTCATTGCCGGAATACAAGGGAGATCGCCTGGTGCGGATGATCCCTGAAATCACGATCAACCACCCGCTGCCACGCTCAATGCGTGGTTTTTTTATGCCTGACACACAAAGGAGACCCCCAATGTCAGACGACAAGACGAACAAGGATGTGCTGGTGAATTTGGCACTCGAAGGCATGATGCCTTTGATGATCCAGAAGCTGCGCAACAGCGACCAGTATGGCGACATCATCAAGGCCATCGGTGAGGCCCGTGTGCTGGCGAAGGAAACGCGCCAGAAAGCACGTGAGCGCATTCAGGAAATCACCACTGAAACGCTGAACCGCATCGAAGAGGTGGATGGCCTGATCGATGCCAAGCTGGCGGAACTTGAGACGCTGGCGGCTGACTTCATGACCGAGCACGGTCTGACCAGCGTACTGGAGGATATCCGGGCCGCTGAGCCTTCGCCATCGATCGAGGCACCGATCTCCACGGACAGCACGGTCTAGGATCATGCTGTTCATGCCAACGCAGGTGCGGCCCGTATCTCCCGAGGTCCGGGCCGGGCTTGTGCTTTCCTGGAGCGATGTGCGCAAGACCGGCGCGACCCGTCAGGGCCGGCCGGAATACGAGATCAAGCGGAAACTATGGTTCCGGGGTTTCGAGGTGCCGGCGGGGTTCGTCTTTGACGTTCACTCGCTGCCAAGGTTGCTACGACCATGGCAACCAAGGAATCCGGCATGGTGGGGGCCAGCGGCCCTGCATGATTGGGCGCTGGAAAGCGGCCTGATCTCGATCAAGGAAGCCAACCAGCTCTATCGCTGTGCCATGGAGGATCTGGGTGTTCGGTGGCTTCACCGGACGGTGGCTTTCACTGGCGTGGAATTCGCCCGGTACTGCTTCCCGGATCGCATCACCTGTATTGACCCGGACAACGCCCCGCTGGTCGAGGCCGCGTCTGGCCGGGAAATGGTGTTCAAGGAAGATATGCCCGGCATCCGCAAGGCGGTGTTCATGGCCGCCAAGGCCGCCGCCCGGGGATACCTTGCTACGAAAGGAGTGCCGTTGCCATGACCATCGCGCTCTATTCCGAGAACTTCCTGATGTCGTTTGCAGAAACGATGGCGCACGAGGGCGGATATGTGAACCACCCTGACGATCCCGGCGGCATGACCTTCGCCGGCATCACACGCAAGGCGTGGGCGGCCTACAAGGGCGTTCCCGTGTCGACTGTCACTGAACAGGACATGCGGAACATTCCGCTGGCTGAGCGCCAGCAATTCTATCACGAACTGTACTGGTGCCCTGTGGGCGCGGATGACCTTCCCGGCGGGCTTGATTTCGTCGTGTGGGATATCAGCGTGAACAGCGGGCCAGGGCGCGCCGTGAAGATGCTGCAAAAGGCCATCAACAAGTTGGGCCGGGTCAAGGTTCGGGTGGATGGCGTCATCGGGCCGAAGACATTGAGCGCGGCCCGGTATGCGAACGTGTTCGATTTGATCGATGAAGTCGGCAATACGCGGCTCTGGTTCTATTTTGATCTGTCGACCTTTCGCACTTTCGGCAAGGGCTGGATGAAGCGCCTTCTGAAAGTAACCAGTTTCGGCACAGCCATGGCGCTGGGCCGAGCCAAGGCGGTGATCATGTCCCGCCAGACCTATCGAGGCGGCGCGTAGTGAAGCCCCTCCGCAGGGCCGCCATCGCCGTGGCCCTGCTTCTTACCCCCATCCTCATTCTGACGGTTTGGTTCGGCCTTGTCATGGCTGGGCACGCCGTCTGGCGTTACGGCGTCCACTGACAGTCAATGAAAGGACTGAATCT